CAACAGATATAGGCCTGGAGCTATGTTGCAGTTTGGTGGAAATGATGTCTGGTATAGTGGTTTGGCAGGAAACATATCTAATTTAAATGCTGTATCATTCGTGCCTGAGCTATGGTCTAAAGCATCTCCAGCGATTGTAAACAATACTTTAACGAGTCCCGAATTAACTGAAAAAGTAGAAGGTGGATTGAAACCGATTCCCTTCGTATTTGTAGATAGTTTCCGACTTTCTCTAAAGGAAAAGACAGATCCTACATTTCCCACTATTATATATAGCGGGAATTTGCAAAACACACCTAATCTAATAACAGACCCCACACTAAATGCTGTGTACAGTAACTTTGATACTTCAATAGTAGATACTATTTTTAATACAAACCCAAGTGCGTCTAAGACTGTGCTTGAAAACGAAATGCTTTCGCCAGAAGAGAATCACCCGCTTGCAATAACTGCATGCTCTTCAATATACGAAGAAAATGTAAACGGAACACCTATAAAGAAGTTAGAATACAAGCCGAATTACTTGCTTGGAGTCTCTAGAAGTGATGTATCATATCTTCCTGAGACAACCAATGCTGAGAGCAGTATTTTTGAGAGTGATGTTAACAATGATTTAACTGGAAACATCAACCAAGAACACATCTCTGCAATAATGTTTCGTGTGAGTAGCGGCATAGGCAATGAGGTCCAACATAGTGGTTATACTAGATGTATGATTCTGGGACCATATAATGTGGGTGATAATATATACATTTGTCCAGAGCCAATTCTTCGAGCAAACGGTATAAAATATCCTTATGGCATATGCGTGAGTGATACTTATATGAAGAAGTCTATGTCTGAAATCATAGACCCAAATGGAAGATTTGCGATTAGTGCTCCTATTGCGATGGCAGCTCTTCAAGACGTTACACTTTATGATATGAGTGAAGCCATTGTGACAAGTCTATCTAGCTCTTCAGAGCTTTTAGTAGGCTTGAAGAACAAGATTTTAAATAACCCTGTCGGATTTATCACAAAAGATGACTCACCAAGAAGCGCTAGCTTAGGGAATGTTGCGAACGAAATTTGCAGAGCACTTTTGGGCTCCAACTTAGCGGTTGCAAACACCTACCTACCTATTCACATGGGAGTAGGAGCACTTGCGCAAGCAATACTTACTGAGGCTTTGCTCACAGCTGCAGGATTGCACCTTAACGAGAAAAGAGGAATGCTAGAATCAACTCACTTGCATTTGCCTACTATAAAAATCCAACTACCTTCCTTCAAGTATGAAGCTCAAGAAGCTCTGCAAGCAGAAAGCTTTAATGAAAACATTACTGGTTGGTCAGCAATTTATGGTTTACAAGGTGATATTGGTCCCGCAGGACCTCAAGGTGATATTGGTCCGACAGGTTCACAGGGCCCTGAAGGGCCGCAGGGATCGAGCGTGGCTGGCCCACCAGGGCCGCAGGGATCGAGCGTGGCTGGCCCACCAGGGCCCACAGGGATCGCTGGGACTGCAGGGACTCCAGGCTCTGATGGCATTGGAAAAGTAGGGGGGACGATAATTTTCAACACAAAAGATAATTACTACTCCGACAAGCCATCTGGAGATGCAATTACGAGCTCAACGGAAACAATAGGGTATTTTTCCATAAACCCAAGTTCAGGAATCTATCTAGATTACCCCGACGATTTTCTTCTGGAGTTTAATTTTTTCAAAGAATCAAATATTGCAATGGGTTATGATTATAAAATTACCATAGTAGCGCCAGGCGGAACTGAGTACAAATACACTAAATCATCTAGCGTTGTTTTTCAGTCCATTAACGTCCCTGTAGTAAGTAATTCTTCCTTTTCTTTACAGAGCAACGACCATACAGGGACGTGGGCGGTAAAAACTGAATTGCTCATAGAGACCGACACGCCAAGTAGCTATGATTCCTTTGGGGCGTTTAGAAGCTTTACTGTTATTGTAGCGCCATACTATGGATAAGTGATGTTGGTAACTGATACAATAAAACAAACACTCACAGAGGACTTTATCACATGGCTATTTTAAAAGAACAAGAGAATCTCCCTAATGTTGAGATAATAGCGTTTAGGTTAAACGAGCTTGAGAAGAACTTCGAACGGGAAATATCCAAAGTGATAGATCGACTTGACACATTAATAGAAAAGATTAATCGTAGTGAGTTAGAGCAGGTGTCGATGAAGACAAAGCTTGAGAAGCTTGAGTCTGAAGTTCGCGACTTAAAGAAAAGCGAAGCGAAGCATAAAGACGAGTTAACTCAAGTGAAGGTTAGTGTAGCTGAAAAATTGACTTGGGGAGCGGCGGGTGGGGGAGTTGTAAGTTTAATAGCCGCCTTCTTCCAGAACGGAGGACAGTAATGGCTATTGATATTAATGTTGAGTTTGATCAGCGAACATTAAGAAGAATAACCAATCTTGAAGAGCGAATCAGAGATATATTCACCGCTCAAAATAATTTGGCGTCAACTAATCAGGTTCAACAAATCATCACTGTGCTTACTACTGAAATTGCAGTGCTCAATGAGACTGTAAGTTCATTGGAAAAAAGAGTTTCGATACTAGAGGATTTACCTAGTGTCGATTAGCTTCTTTAAGTGGTTTCTCTAAGGCCTTTTTGGCTTTTTCTTTGCATTTTTGACACGCCATCGTTATTGCTCCTGATTCTCAGAAGATCCTGCTTTTTTCTTTAGCCGGGTATTCTCTGATTTGAGTTTTTTCATTTCAGCTTTATTCTTAACAAGTTGATCTTCAAGCTCGGTAAGCATATCCATGCATTGGGAGTGCTCGCTCTTCAAGGCGTTCAGCTCAGAACTTAGATTTTCACTAAGATTTGAAGAAGCTGAAGCGGACAGTTCTTTTATTTGATTTTTATAATTAATAATTTCATTACGCAAAGCAATCACTAATTTATTGTTGTTCGCGCGCTCTTTAAATAGACTCATATTAAAACCCTCCAGAAGGTTTGTTCGGTGTAAAGATTAAGTGTGGTTCCCAGTTGGACGATGATGCAGAAAAGGATTGATCTGCGTCAAGTATCGCATGAACCCCTGCCTTATCTACTTTAACACCTACGACATTGTCCATTGCAAGTACATCTGAAATTCTTTCAGAAAGCCACTTCTTGCCTTGAACCTCCCATTCGGGCAGCTTGCTGTTCTGGTTGAAATCAACGACGACTGCCACTTCAGTAGAGAGTTCGTTTAAGTCTGAAGGAAAAGAGATTGTCACATCCTTGAAATGTCTACATCTTCTCAACCAAGTGAAAACAGCAGAGGACAATTGATCTTTTGATATATCTTCAGTTAGGTTTGCTCCGCCTGGGATTATCATTTTGAGTTGCTTGGTAATTTTTGAACCAGTTAATTTTTGAACCAACGCTTGCTGGTGAGCAACAGAAGGATTGTTACCTAGTTGTTTTATAGCGTTTTGCTTATCCATTGATGTGCCTCGTTTTTAATTTTTTTGAACTGAGCGTTTGAAAGCTCGTATTTTTGTTTGATTTCCTTCCAGGAAATGTTCTCATAAATAATGGATAGAATTATTGAATATAATAATCTATTTTTTAAAAAAAGAAAGTATAAATCTAGATTTATAGAGGACTCTTTGTAGAAGGAAGGTTTAGTTAGTGTGTATGTTTTGTTTGTTGTGTAGTCGCGCTTACTTAATTGACAGGCCTGTCTGATGATTTTAAAAAGGCTGTATTTAATCTCTCTAGCGAGAAAGTATAATAATTTATATTCTTTATTATAATTTGAGTATACAACCGTTTCTTTTTCTATATGCTTTAAGAAGCATTCAATTAAATGATCTTTAAATGATAAACTATAAAAGTTTAAATAGCTTTTATATGTGTTGATCTTCCAGTCTAGTGTTGCTACAGGCTTGTTGTCTGCGGCAATTAATTTATATAACGTAACTAGATTTATGTTTTTATGATAATCGTTTGAGTTGAACTCTTGCTCCCAGGTTGAGAAGCAGTCTCCTAGGGAGCTTAGACAGTACATTATGGCATTTGATGCTTTGTTGTTTTTAGCATCAATATAACTCTCAACAAAAGATGAAAAGTTGCCAGTTATGTACAGTGAGTTTTTCACTCAGTAGTCTCTACAAAAGCATTGAAGAACCGTATCCAATCATCAATAAGCATAGTGCACAATATCTCTTCTCTGTCGTCTTTCGTTATGGCGACAGGGATCTTTCCATTAATATTTGCATCTGCGATAGCCTGCTTCAGAGCTGATTTTATATGGCAGCGCTTGTGCCTCTTTGCTTCGACGTGGATGATTGGCATGTCAACATCGCTGACCTCAGAGCCTCCCATCCGGCTTTGGCCGATGCCACGCTTTGCTTCAAATCTTGTATTGTCAGTAAAATATTTAGCTAGCTGTCGCTCAAATGTAGCACCTTTAATTCTGGCACCTCTTCCTCTAGAAGCCATAGGCTTAACTCTTTTCTATCTCGTAATCGAGTTTGTTGCTTTCAGTGACGCTATCAATCAAGTTGAATGATAAAGCCGTCTCTGAATCAAAATAATAATTTGTTTTTCCTTCAAAGTTTTTTGTCCAAGTTGACTTTTTTATCTTGGCTCTAGCCTTCATTATATCATCTGTAACTTCTTTGCAGTTACTGTAATAGTCGTTTAACTCGTTCATGTTTTGCATGCTGTTAATCATAAAGTCTTCTACTACGGGTTGATGATAATAAAAAGTGGTATTCGGCGACGCAACCCTATAGTCTGCTGCGCTTAAGATCAGAAGTCCGGCGGATGCACACAGTCCTAAAGCATGAACTATTACAGGGCAAGCTAGCTGCACAATTGTGTCATGTATAGCTAGCCCGTCTGTAAGAGAACCTCCTTGTGTATTAAGCATAATCGTTATTGGCTTTTCGGGCTCCATCTCTTCGAGATGCCTTAGCTGGCTTATAAGCAGCAGCGCTGTATGCTTATCTACATTACTAAAGAAAGGCAACGTCCTACTGTCTGCACCAAAATACTTGGGCTCGAAACAATTCCAGGATTCAAAATTGTCATCAACCAATAACTCAGCAAGAAGTTTCTGTTGTAATTCGTTCATAAACTAACTTTCATAAAAAATTTTATGTTTCAAATACTCAGGAGTAACTTTAGCACATTCCTTATAAGATAGTTCTAGAAAAGAATATCCTGCGTTTAGAAGCGCTGTCTTCTTCCTGTTATCACGATATTTTATATTGTGAAAGTTTTTCTTTTGGTTCCAGTAAGAGTCTTTTGATCCGAAGGATTGGATCTTGTAGTGCTGTATCCCGTGTAATTCTATTATGATATTATACTCATCAATGTACCAGTCTACAGCATCATAAGGTGAGGTGTAGTCTGGCACAAGATCTTTAACAGGGACTTCCTGAAAGCATTGTAGCTGTTTAAAAAACATATCCGTAATAAATATTTGTCTAATTGAATTATGAAATTTTGATGCAGATTCATAATGATAGAATTGATTCTTCCAGGAGGTTCTAGCTGTCAAATTCGTTTCCTATGATTATCTCCTGGTCCTTATCAAACCCCAAAACGCCTTCGCTTACAAGAAAGTTTAATAAGTCTATCCAGAGAGCATTATCTTCAATATGAATAAACCTTCCTGTAGCAGTTATTTGCTCTAGGTATATCTTTCCTGTGGGCTCATGTAAAACAGCAACGTATTCAGACAATGAACGTGTAGCTGTTGCCATGTGAACCCAGGGGCCTCCGCCAAATAAATTTACTGGCAAGTTTATTCTTGCCCTTGAGGCTATTTTAAAATCACCGTATTCAGGCATCTTGGCACTCCTTCCGTTTGGGACAGCTGTATGCGTCGCAAAAAGGTTTAATTATTTTTATTTCTTTGTTTTGGTCAAAGTAAGTTAAAGAGCTCTTTGCTTGAGCGCTATTTGTCTTTGTAATCTTTGTGACTGTTTCTTTTGTATAAGGGTAGTTCTTCGTGTTTTTATTGCGAAATGATGCAGATTTAATGGAAAGATTATGTAAGCTGACTGAAGGTTTAGCGCAGCCCTTTTTAGTATAAACTCTTTTCAAAAAATCAATCTTAACTGAATTAAAAAAATCGCAATTCTTATTATGAGAATCTAGCTTTGGATAAAAGCATACTGCATGAATAAAGGATAACTTATTGTTTTGTACTAAAAGCAGATCAAAAGTTAACGATACTAACAGGGAGCCATGCGCTACTATTGGCTCGTGACTAACTATAAGAGGTGTATACTTCTTTAAAGGAAAGATTTGAAAGAACTCATTAACAGCTGATAACGTCCAATTCATAAGGTATTGTAAGTCATCAAGTGATGTTATGTCTGGACAGAATTCTTTTAAATTCTTTTTAATTATTTTTATTAAGTCTTTATCAAAGTCATTCACTTCAAACTTTAATATCTTTAAATAAAAATCTTTTAAAGTTTTATAGAGAACTTCTTGAGAAGGGTCGTAACTATATACGGATCCACCAAGATGAAAAAGAGCAGAGCAACTTAGATAAGTCTTCACCTGGGGTTCTGTATAGATAGTCTTAATAAAAAGCCTTAATGATTACGAAAGAAGCAAGTCCAGCAACTAGCGCCGAAGAGAAAGAATAAATAAGTGTTTTATTCTTTTGATCTTTGTAAAGCTGAGTCTTTAGCTTGAGCTTTTCCTTTAAGGTTTCGTTTTCAATATTAACTTTGTCCCATCTTTCGTTTGAGTCTTCCTGGCATCTAATTACGCTGGCTTTGCATTCTTTTTTTAAGAGATTTAAGTTCTCATTTAAAATCTCATCAAAAGAATCTAATTCAATCTTAAGCAAGGCTATGTCTGCGACAGAAAGTAAATACCCCTCAGTAGGGGATTTATCTTGAGCAAATAGATAAGGGAATAAAAATTCGTGCTGTCCTAGTTTCAGCTTAAAGTCGAGGGGACTCAACTCTTGCGCAGAAGCGCTCTGCACCACAAGTGAACTTATTAAAAAAGCTATAAATATTTTTTTCATCTTGATGCCTTGCAGACTTCACACTTTAGCGAGAGACAAGCTGTTCTGTACTTCATGATTTTATCCGCACAGATTTTATCTTGAGTTGTCATACATTCGCTTTGTACTCGAGTAACGTCGTCCAACCTCTCGGTCCGGAGATCAGCTAATTGTTTATTTAGGATCTTAATTTGATTGTCTTCATTCTTGCACATTATTGACTTGGCTATTGGCTTTGGGGAAAGCTGGTATCCGCAGATTGAACCAAGCCCAAACAGTGCAGAGACGAGACCTAGAACAATACGTAAGTCCTTAAGACTATCTTGAATTGCAGTTAAGTTCATTTGAATTTACCTTTCAGGGTTTCTTTGTTTTTATCATACAGCTGTTTAATATGCTGAGATAAGAATATTGGCTGGAGCAAATAGTCGTTTTTGTGTGCGTCACTATAAGACACAATGTCGTAAGGTGATCTAGCATAATTCGTGTTGAATTCGGGGACGATCAAGTCCCTTTGTATAAGCGCTTTTCGAACACGGTCTAAAGAGTTTCCTATATAGTTGCTTCCGCCTTCAAGGTAATAGAACGTTTTATTTGAGTGGACGTAGATTCCCATAGTCTTATTATCTGGCATGAAGTTTCCTTTCAATTTTTAAGAATTTCACATCTTCATCAAAAGAGCCAAGCGATTCGATGAGAATTGTTTTTGTTTTTGCTGCATTCAGCCTTAAAAGTTGCCCAGGCGCTACAATCGAAGTATCTATTATAACTAAATTAATATCAAATTCATATACGGTTGCGCAACCAGAAACAACATAGAGACCGATGGTCCCCTCTTCGGGCTGAAGCTTCATGTGGAACGATTTACTACCCAAGATTACACACTCGTCAATCTTGAGGTCATTATCGTCAAGCAGTGATTTCGAGAGATAATTATGCATCCGAATATTCCTCTGCATTTACAACTAGAACTTTTTTACCATTACTAGTTACATACCCTGAACCTTTCAGGTCCCGGAAGTTTTCAGCTTCTAAGAGTGAATCTTTAGTGTCGCATACAGAAAGAGAGACTGTTTTCGGATCCAAATCAAGGATCAACTTGTCTTTAAATCCAGAGATTTTATTCTTCGTGAAATGAAGTAAAAGTCTTGGATACATATTACCTTCGTCATCTTTCCAGAAGATCTCACAATGCTCTTTTCTATCGTGCATGTCATTGTATACATGAAAGATAGCATTTGGTCTGTACATCAAAGCTCTAGCGTCTGCCAAATCATCATCAACAGGCAGCTTAAGCTTAGAATGATCCATCGGCATATTCTTTCTGTATTCTGCTGTAGCTATCATACAAGCGTGATATTTGATAGTTAGATTCTTCTGTTGATTAGAAATGGATGTCATCCTACTGGACTGCTCCAAATTCATGAAGTCCATATAGTTGTGTGTGTTATCACAAATCATGAGTATCTTGCGATCAGGGTGACGATTGCGATAGTAGCGAAGGTTCCTCTCCAGAGTACTTAAGGTCGCTCCATCTTCGCTGTCGATTATAACTAGGCGCTCTGATTCAATTAAAGCTCTGAAAGATTCATTTGCTTTGTTGAATGCATGCGTAAATTCAGGAGGATAGTCTTTTAACGTAAATTTTGGTTGAACAACCATCCCAATAGTAAGTGCGGGTCCATCTGGATATAGCATTCTATAAATGTTTGTTTTGATCCGGGGCTCTATTTGCTCATAGCTATCGTCAGTGCTGTGAATTATCACAGTAGTGTTGTCGTCTGAAAGTGCAACATCAGTACCAATCATCAAGCATGTAGCTGTCTTGCCTGAGTTAGCCCTGCCACCAACATACATTAGCGCTCCTGAAGACCAAGACATACCGCCATTCATACTATCGGCAAAAATGTCAAAATAATTCATTTTGAATCCAGCTGTAGAAGCATCAGTAGAAGCATTAGCTCTTAATTCCTGGATTGCGTCAAATCGATTTATTTGATAATTGATTCCAATTGAGTCTGTTTTGAACTCCTTTTCAATCAGTTCAAGCATTTGTTCATGCGTAGCCATGTGGGCCCTAATATTATTAGGGTCCTGTTCTACTGCCCGCATATATGCTTCTGCTGCAGTTTTACTTTTCTCTAATTTCTGGGAGAACTTATTTGTACGTATTGCATTCACATCTGCAAGAATAGCGGATGTTGAAACTGTAGTGAAGGAAGCTAATTCTTTAATAAGTAGCTCCCTTTTTACTTCAGTTTCTTCCGTAGCGATAATGGGTACCATCTTCTGACAAATCACATCAGGAGTATGATCTGTAGAGAAGGAGTTCAGTTGCCACTCAAATGCAGACATCTTCTTTAAGTTGAGATAGTCTTCTGGAGAATCGGAATCTTTTAAAAATTCATCCGTATCGTTAACCTCAGAATTTTGAGGAGGCATAACAATATATGTACTGACACCAGATGTGGTCTTTAATATATTCTCTAACACTCTTTGTGTAGCTGCATGTCCAGCTTGATCCCAGTCGAAATTTAAGAAAAGTTTTCTTATTCCGATTTGTTTTAAATAGAGCAAGTGTGTCTCTGTAAACGCTGTGCCGCAAACTGAAACAGCATTTTTAATTCCAAGTCTGTAGAGCTGCATGAGCTCTCCAGGACCTTCGACAACGTAAAGACCATACTTCTTGGCGTCACGATAAGCTACGTCGATGCCCATTAAAGCCTTAGTCTTCTTGTAAATGGCTGACTCAGGACTGTTTGTGTATTTTGGGATGTTGTCTTCTTCGAAGTTCTGGTTCCTGCAAATAAACCCAACAGTTCTTTTGCAGTGATCCTTTATCGCAAAGGTTATTTTGCTTTCAGCGAAGTAGTCGACCCATCGAGTACTAATTAGATTGGTGCTCGAGATGTAACTGGAGTCCCACCCCTTTGCAACAAGAAGCGATACTAGATGATCTTTATCTATGCTTCCTGCAGGCATAAGACTTTGAATCCAATTGCGCTCGACCATGTACTCGTTATTTTTTGGGTTAAGCCCTGCTAATACATCAGAGATTTCTTGAGCTAGCTTGAATAACTTAATACGTTCTCTATCTTCCTCTGAGAGGACGCCAGGAGAATAAGGTATGTCTAGGGTATCGCAAAGTGTGGGGATCGTCAGGGTGATCCATTCAGGGCCACTTAAAGGTAGCTGATCGAAGTGTTCTGCACAGGTGAATATATCACCAGAGAATTCACATGAAAAACATTTTACAGTTTCATTGTTAGTCCTAGGGTTCAGGCTCATATTGGGCCTGCCCGTATCATTGTGAGCAAAGCAATGGAACTTTTTATTTAAATCAGTATCTGCAGACATTTTTTTTAATAAGTACTCAGGAAGCTTCGACCTTAATAGTGCGATAACTTCATCTGTGTCAGTAATATACATTTATTTCCTTTTCAAGAGGAGGCTACTTATTGCGTAGCTGGGTATAGCTTTTCTAAAAGCGTTTTGAGGTATAGCTGTAAAATTTACATTTTTCTAATACTAATTTGTTCAATAAGGAAGCTCACAACACATAACTCTTTGTTATGATTGCGGACCCCCGTTACGATTCGCCGTTCTCGCCTTGTAAATCTTGTAGCGAGAACTCTTTTTGAGTGCCGTCTTCTTCGTGGCAGATATACTTATAATCACAGAAGCGGCACTGCCAGTCGCCTTTTTGAACGGGCTTAACGACTCGGTTTTTGCCTTCCTCCAGCTGCTTCTTTCGCTTCTCGTATTGAGTCGCATCGGTTTTGCTAAGCAGCCCTTGTTCATGCAGTTGAGCTATCTTCTCTTGAGTGAAGAGCAGCTCATAATCAGCTGCGGGTATTTCGCCCTTTTCACTTTCAAGACAATCAGAAAGCAGCTTGTAGTTTTCTAAGATGCTTTGAATTGTGATGTTAGAATTAACCTTCTTGGTAGTGATTGGAGTGTGACCTTGGTAGAAAATATAATCAAGGTCGTCGTCGCCTTTTTCAACAGTAATCATGTATTCAGCGAAACGACCAGTGTCACGAGCACCATATGTAAGTAACGCAGCACCAAATTCCTCATTACTGTTGCCGTACCACCATTGATAGATTCCTAATTGCATTAAATGTGATTCTCTGGGGGTGCCAATAAGACCCTTCTTATGTTGAGAATCAGTGCCAAGAACACTATTAGCATTAAATCCGTAAACCGATTTAACTTCAACAATGTGAAGATTGGTTGTTTCTGGATCAACTACAATTAGGTCGATCTTGCCGGAAATATTATAGCCAGGGACATATATACTAACTTGAGAGCCAATATAGATCCCTGACTCTTTCGCCATATTGATACAATACTCTTCATACAATTCACCTTGGATCCAAATCCAACGCATGTATTTGTCTGTAGGCGTCTTATATTCGTTAACAAGGTCAACGAGAGGCTTTAGGTGATCGTATTTCTTATCAAAATAATAATTATCTTTAGCGAATCTAAAGAAAGCCTGCCTTCGGCATTTCCCTACGGGAGCCCCGTCTACTACTGCTGTTGCGGAGCTAGGCCACAAGGTGGGAGCTTTTTGCTCCCCTAACTTAGGGCGTTCTAAGTACTGAGAGACATGCTTGATAAAGGACCAAGTCATTTAATTATCCTTTAAGTTTATTTTTGATTCAGCTATCTCAGCTTCGGCCTCGGCTTCAGTCTTTTGAAGTTCGAACTGAGTTTTTATTTCCTTTACTCGTTCATCTTGGAAAGCTTGAAATTTATCTCCCATTTCAATTTCAATGTCTTTGCCTTCAAGTTCCTGATAGAGATACTCCACGAGTAGAGATAATTGAATCATGGAATTGAAGTTATAGTCGATTCTAGCTTCAAGAGCTTGAGAGAGAGGGATTAAGAATCCGAAGGGTACTGGTTGTTCTTGAACGTTAGGGTCTAGTTCGTCGTTTGACATGTTTAGATTACGCCTTTTTTTGTGGGTAAATGTGATCCTAAATAAATAGGAGTGGAGTCGTTAAAGTTTGTGTTGCCATCTGAATCTTGATAAACGATGGCGTAGCCATTCATTGCATTTTTAAATCTTAGATCTGCTCTGAATTGATAGGGGAGTTTATGCGCCATTGCGCCTTGTTCGATAAGGAGCTTTCCAGAGATAACACCCTTGTACACCTTATGTGTGTGACCCACAACGATAGAATCAAAATCGCTAGAATCCATACGTTGTGAAAAGTGATCGTGAAGTTTAACTACGGTTGCGCCTGGGTATTTGCTTCCGAATCCACTTGGATGACAGAAGATAGTTTTTCCAATTCGGACGTACCACGAGTCGTATTTTTGATAATGAACGTTCTTGAAATCTACGATAGTTTCTAATTCACCAAAAGTGTTTAATTTTTCTCCTGCAGCAATGCGTGACAAAAGGTCTGGACGGTAGACTTTCATAACATCGCTTGATAGTCCACTTTGTTTTATCGCTCTAGTAGTTCTATAATCATGGTTCCCAGAGACCATAACCACCGTGGGAAAGTTATTCGACAGATAGTGTACTAAGTCGAATGCAGCAATGTATTCTTTTATTGCAGCAATACTTTTAGTCTTACTGAAGGTGCTGAACATGTAGGCATCAAGGATGTCCCCATTCAGAACTACAATATCAGCGTCTTTATGCTTATCAAGTGCTGCTTTCATATCTTCCCAGAGGAAGAATGGTATGTGCAGATCACTGAAAGATATTATTTTTCTGGCTTTTGAAGTGCTAAGCCCTAGCTCTAACTTAGAGCTTTTAGACCTGAACTCCTTAGCGGTGTCAATAATATTCTTCCATGCATTGTCGTAAGTTTGAGATACTTTTGAATTATCTTTTCGAGAAATTTTAGTTCTTACTGCGTCGAAGGTTCGCTTCACTGGAAAGCCAGGAGTTCCTTGCTCATGTTTTAGGCAGATTAATTCAGCAATTTCTTTAAAGGTTTTTTCACCAGTAAATAGTTGCAATAGGTATTCTTCTTCAGGAGTCCATCTCATAAAAGTCCTTATAAATATTAATTGAATTTAAAATAAGCTTTATATCTGGCTCAACTTGCTCAACCTTTACCTTGCAGGTAACGATTGTAGTTTCTTTTAAGCCTAGACTTGAAACTTTTTTCCATAGCTGTGGAAAAATAACAATTTCAGCTGAACTAGTTTTATCATTAATTTCAACGAAAGCCATCTGTTTGTTTTTTCTTGTTGTAATCTCTTTCATAGAAAGGATGACACCAGCGACGTTAGCGTAGTCACCTTCCTCTAATGAATCCAGGTCGTCTTTTTTAATTGATATCAAATCTAGTGGGTGTCCACCAATGTAACAACCAATGTAATTTGCTTGATTTAATATCTCTTCCATACCTAGCTCAATAGAATCTGACTTAAGAAGTTCGGGGAACTCAGGCTTCTCTTTCGGCTTTAGAGAGACTTTTTTCTTTAAGTTCTCAGCTTCTAATGGTTCTAGTTCCTCAGACATGAGATGAAAATTGTCTATGTCATTCTCTTTTACTTTATCTTTATCAATTCTGTTCTGTATTTTCTTAAGTTCTTTTCTAAGAAAGTTTCTACGCTCTATAAGCGGAACAACTTGGTTGTTGTAATTGTCTCGCTCCACAACGTCTAACTGGCGCTGCTTGTAGTCTTCAAGATCTCTTACGTATGCGTAAATTAAAGGGCACTTCTCTAGAAGTCCTGCTCTATCGTAACCTAGCTTATCGAAGGCACCAGCCTTAACAAGAGCATCGAACGTTTTTGTATTTACTTTTTGAAGGTTAATTCTTGAAATAAAATCTTTAACAGATTTAAAGGGTGTTTTTTGTCGAGCTTTAATAATCATACGAGCAGCAGTCTTGCCGACGTCTCTGATTGCATTGAGCCCAAAGTATATCTCGCCATCACTGATTGTGAATTCGTATCCGCTTTGATTAACAAATGGCGGATACACATGCACACCAAACTTTTTAGCTTCTTGAATGTATTCAGGAGCTTTAATTGCCCAGGATTTAGGCTGTAAAGTTTTACTTCTTGTGGACATCAACGCAGTAAAAAACTCCACAGGGTAATGCGTCTTCATATACGCGCTTACATAAGTGAGTATGGAGTAGCTAACGCTATGTGCTTTATTAAAGCAATTAGAAGCTATAATTCCATTCTCGAGAACAAAGTTATGATTGCCTTCCAAAGAAGCTACACCAATATCATAAACTTCTTCTTCTCCAAGGTACTCCTTTGAAATTATTTTCATAAGTTAATCCTTTATTCTAATGGTTAAATCACTTAACTTTAAGGGCCTGCTAGAGCCTCTTTGAGAGGCTCTTTGAAGTCTTGTTAAGTTCACTTGTCGCTTTAGGTCTACTAAGCTAGAAGCATAAATAGTTGTGGTTTCAAATCCATCGAAATTGAATTTGTTTTTATAGTTGTCAATATCTGCAAGATTACAGAATTTTGGGTTTTCATAGGTTGCGACTATACGCATTTAGGTTCCTTGAGGTTTCGTTGGGTATTTCAATGAATGTTACTTGAGAGCTCTCCCAAGTACAGACATAACTTTTGTTAGTTGTTGTAGTGAATTCTGTTGAGTAGAATTCGTGTGGCTCTATTCTATAAGTCTTTATAGACTTGATGGTTAGGCCGTGCCATTTCGTCCACTGTAGAGCACCTTCTAGTGCTTCTTGAAACGAGTCGAACATTTTTCTTTTCCTTTATATATAAAAAAAGGGGTAGCCCGCCAATGCGAACTACCCCTCAAAACTAAAAGATTACTTTATATTACTGTGTGTTGATTACTTTAATTAAATTGACTGCCAACCAAATGCTGCTGTACCTATAACTTTTATTTTTTGTCCTGCAGTAAGCGTAGTGTTGGAAGCAGGGCTTCCATCAATCTGACTGGTGGAAGCAAAAGTTATAGTATTTGAGCCCACATTTTTGATTACATACTCTTTAGAAACCATGTCGGAATCGTTAGAAGTAGCCAAAGTGCAAGTACTATCCGACTCTACGTTGAATAGAATAGTATGGTCGTCACCAACAATAGTATAAGAATCGGTTTTGATTAAAGTTTTTCGTCTAACTCCATCAGTTTCCAAAAGACCGTTAATGCTAACATTGCCATCAGCAGTAATATTACCCCCAGACAATAATGTAAGATCAACTCCAGCTGCTATTTTAACGTCACCACTTGCAGAGTTTAGATTTAAATCACCAGAGGTAGATTTAAGATCATTGGCGTTTAATTGCAAATTGTCTACAGTAAGCTTTGTTAAGCTGGTTAGTGCACCGCCAGTCAAAGTAGCAGTACCATCAGTAAGAGTACCAAGAGTAACAGTACCGAGAGTGCCAATGTTTTTAGAACCATTGACCACAAGAGCTTTACTTGCAACTGCTGAACCAGGAGTTGCGCCATCAAGAACTTCAATCTCCCCATCGGCTAACGCAACAAGCTCTGTGGCAACAGCTGCTGTCAGGCTGGTTGAAAGCGTAGTAAGTTGAGTGTTTAGGCCTTGTTTAGCATCAAGCTGTGTCTGGATAGAGCCAGAAGCATTGTTAAGATGATTTAGTTCGGTAGTGGAAATTAACGCACCGTCGAGAATTTCTAGCTCTGCTTCGCTAATCACTGCGTTACCAAAAGTAATGGTGCCTGAGAAGATTGGATTGGCCGCTGGAGCTTTAGCATCAAGCTGTGTTTGGATGTTACTTGTAACTCCATCAACATAATTCAGTTCAGTTGCGTCAGCAGTAATATCAGTACTACCAATAGCGAGTGTAGTTAAATCTACACGCCCTGCAACAGTAAGGGTTCCACTTGCAACAGTAAGCAGGTCAATATCATCGGTGTGCCCAATATTAGATCCGTTAATCTGAATATCATCAACCGCCAGGATTCCCCCAGTAAGAGTTCCAGTTGTTGTGATTGCACCTGAACCAACATCAATGGACGTGAATCCATTAGTAATACTACCTGAATCCAAAGCACCCACAGTAGTCAAGCTTGAAGCAACTACACCTGAACCGAGAGTAGTAGCTGAAAGTACAGACGCATTATTAATTCTGTAGTCATTACCACTAGCAAGATCGATACCGTCAGCATCGATATGCGCCTCTTCAGCACCAGCTATAGAGAGTGAAATCTCACTAGAAAAAGGAGCGTCAAGCCGAAGTTCGCCAACTTTATTGACAATATAAGAATTAGTTCCACCATGATAAAGGCTTAGATCGTTACTCGTGCCTAAAGTAAGTCTGCCGGTTGCACTGTCTGCGGAATAGCCGTCTATATCTGCGTCTGTAGCTAAATTAATAACTTGAGTAGTAGAGATATTACTTGCAGTAGAGATGGTTCCAAAACCAGAAGCAATACTACCTGAGGCAAGAGCACCTACTGAAGTAAGGCTAGAAGCGACAACACCGCTTCCGAGAGTAGTGGCAGACAAAACATCAGTACCAGCAATCTGATACTTCTTTGTTGCTACAAGATTGAGATCGTCTTTCATATCTCCTGTAAGATCAAGATCACCTGGAATCGCAATAGTACCATTTACAGCACCTATCGTAAGTGTACGACTAGCATTATTAGTGTTAAAGATTGTCAAGTTACTTTGAGGACTATCAAGATCGGTAACAGCTGTTAATTCCATAGCTTCGCCACCGATAGCAGCAGCTATAGATGCTGCAGTAATACTAGCGCCAAGTGAAACTGATTGACCTGCAATACTCATGGCGCTTTGAGCTAACTCAGCATTTGCAATACCGCCATCCTTGATAGTTACAGCACCACTTGAAACAAGGAAGTTGTCACCTGAAAAAGAAGCTACACCTAAAGTTGAAGCAGTAGCAGTATCGACTGCAATTGTTAAAGCTCCAGCTCCATTGTCAGCATAACTAAGACCAATTGCTTGGCCGTCGCTTAGTAACTCACTAACTCTATCGTCTACTCTTTCATCAGTGTAATACTTGTTGTCAGAATGCTCTGTGAGATTTTGAGTTGTATGATTAGAGATGCTAGTTACTACACCAGAAAAAGTAGTTGCAGTGACAGTACTAAAAGTAACATCATCAGTAGTCGCAACTGCTTGACCGATACTAAACGTACCATTAAGATGGGCAACGCCAGTTCCACCGCTTAGTTTTGAAATAACATAAGTGGGGATGCGAGATGCTAACATAGATTTTTCTATACCGTTGCCACCATCATCAATAATGAGCAGGTCGGCATCAGCGATAGCAGCGTCCATTTCATCCGCACCATCAATATCTAAAGCACCAAGTGAAACTTTACCAGCAGTATTAATCGTAGCTAAATCAGTATTAGAGACTTGGCCTGCAGCAAAAGTAATAGTGCCAGCTGAAACGTTGAGAGTCTTACCTACGCCAACAGTAACGTCGGAACCAGAAATACTACCACTAGTAATTTTTACATTAGTCATATCTTGATTATTGAAATTTACAGCCCCACCAGCAGCAAATGCATTGATAGTAGTTGCTGTAATGTTGTCTGAATAGACATGGCGCATTCTTAGTGCATTAGTACCCAGATCATGAGTTCCATCTACTTTTGGAACTACACTAGATGCAAGACTACCTGTTACGGTAATATCGTCTGCAGCAGCATTGCCTAGCGTAACTGCTCCTTGCAAAGTTGTTGTACCGCTAACAGTAGCACTACTTGCACTTAAAGTAGTCGCAGTAACAGCAGCTGCAGTTGTACCACCAATAGTTGTACCATCAATAGAGCCACCAGTGATAGCAACTTCTTCAAAAGAAGGAGCTGCACCTCCAGAAGTGCTAATTGCGCTTCCTGAAATCAAAACATTACCAGCTTGGATCGTACCAGAAGCAGTGATATTATTAATTCCAGTGAGATTTTTACTATTGTCTACAGTAAGAACTTTATTAGCCTGAGCAGTACCTAAAGTTACAGCAGTAATGTAATCTATTGGAGTCCCATTGGCTTGAGGAACTTTTAGAGAGCTTCCGTTAGGAACTTCAAGATCAGCCACAAGCGTGGCTACTTCATGGGAGCCTACAGTTGTAGTAGGTTCGGCAGACGCATTTTTAAAGATTTTGAATTTACCATCAGATGCAGCTCTAACAAAACCATGATAATCGGTTTCAGAAGAACCATTAACAGCTTTTCCATAGAATCCGATATCGAATACATCGCCAGTATTGTCTTTTGCAAGACTTATAAGCGGATCTTCTGCTGCTATAGTTGTCACTTCAGCAACAATGTTTGATCCGGTTACGGTTAGCGTACCGCCTACAACAAGATTCCCAGAGGTAGTCAAGGTTTCTGTTTCGACGTGCACCGTGTGCACGGCGCCCCACTTAAAGGAGCTGTCTCCGAGGTCATGATCTCCGGATGTTTCAGGTTTTATTTTTGCCATGGTAATCTCTCCTGCAATATAAAGTTTTTAATTTAAAGTGTAGTACCTGTAAAGGTAATGTCGCCAGTTGTGGTGTCTATTGTAAAATGTCGATCTTCGTGTGTTTTTGCTTTGGTTCCATAGAATGTCAAATCGGCAGCACCACTATTCGCTATTGCTTGTGCGAAATCAATCCTAAATGGCCCTGCATGACTTGATAGCATTATTGTATCTGGAAGATATATTCCCGCGGTCGTCGTTTCCATAAGCAATCCGCCGCCTCTAATTTCTAAAAGATCAATATTATCTGCATTGGTTTTAACCTGCGCATCAAGTAGAGTAGCTTCTCCAACAACATCTGTTGCGCTATCTATATAGTTTGTGCCACTTCTACTTTCATAGTTACCTGTAGAACTAATCCCAATAGCAGTTTCGTGAAGATTTCCTAATGAGTTAAGAGAAGTTATGTTAATTGTTTGCAACCTAACTTGCTCATCAACCCCTTCAATAGCTGCTTTAACAGTTGCTGCTACACTGTAGTTAGCATGATTGGCCCAAGAACCTAACGTGCCTCCAGTAGCTAAGCCTATAGTTGTTTCTATTTGATCAACTTGTGAATGTAACGCTGTGTCTTCAGAAGATAGGACTCCAGAAGCATTAATAGAAAGGTTATTCCCATTAATCTTAACACCACCAAGAATGCTTGCTGTTGCAATCACAACAGGACCAGTAGCTCCTGTTACTCCAGTGAGGCCCTGGTCTCCTTGCGGTCCTGTAGCCCCAATACTCCCTTGGAGTCCAGTTGCCCCTGTATCACCTTTGACGCTCGCTTGGAAGCTGGTGTCTGCTGCTAGGTCATCCCCAACGCTTGCTATAAAGCCACTGTGGGTAGAAAGAGTGGTCGCAATAGTTGCATTGTTTGCACCGGCACCAGCCGCTCCTGTAGCGCCGGTCGGTCCTGTAGCTCCAGCCGCTCCTGTAGCGCCGGTGTCGCCTTGAGGCCCTGTTACTCCCTGGGTTCCCGTGTCTCCAGCGGGACCTTGGACGCCAGTGTTTCCTATAGGGCCTGTTGCCCCAACGGACCCTGTAGCTCCAGCATCGCCTTGAGGCCCTTGAATTCCTTGAGATCCAGTTGCTCCTACAGGGCCTGTTGCCCCGGTGGGGCCTTGAGATCCGGTACTTCCGGTCGTCCCAGTATCACCTTGCAGTCCTGTGGCCCCAGTAGATCCTGTTGAGCCCGTGTCTCCAGTGGGACCCTGGACGCCTTGAGTGCCTGTTGGTCCAGCAGCTCCAGTGTCGCCTTGCGGTCCGGTTGGTCCTGTATCACCCTGCACACCTTGTGGGCCTGTTGCACCTGTTGGTCCAGTAGAACCCGCGTCCCCTTGAGGACCGGTACTACCAGCAGCCCCAGCAGATCCTGTAGCTCCTTGAGGGCCTGTGATCCCAGCGGTACCTTGAACACCTTGAGGACCTGTATCGCCTTGAATTCCTTGAGGTCCAGTTGCTCCTGCAGGACCAGTAGAACCCACGTCACCTTGAGGGCCTGTGCTCCCTGCTGCTCCAGTGGCACCGACAACTCCCTGAGCTCCCTGGGGACCTTGAGTCCCCGTATCGCCAGTATCACCTTTTGTACCTGTAAACTGACCGAAATCAGACCAAACACTCCCATCATAGACAACAAGATGTCCAGACATATCGCCAGCTAAAGGACTCGGCGTACTACTATCAGATCTGCTGTCAGTAGTGATAACAAAGAAGTATGGATTTTGTGCAGTGATTGAAGAGGTAGCCTGAATACTACTAATAGCACTCTCGATTAAGACTCCTGTTTGGTCTATAGCGAATGCGTCGCCTCTGGGGCCAGTTGACCCAGTTGCGCCTGCCGGTCCTGTTGCACCAGTATCACCCGTTGAGCCTTGCACTCCATTTGCTCCGTCGGTTCCGTCAGCGCCTGTTGGGCCAGCAACGCCTGTTGGGCCAGCAACGCCTTGAGCACCATCGTTGCCAGTCGCCCCTTGGGGTCCAACTGCTCCGTCAGCACCAGTTGCACCATCGGCACCAACGGGTCCTTGAATCCCTTGTGGACCGTCAACGCCTTGAGCCCCTGTGGGGCCTTGAGCTCCGTCGATTCCGTTAGAACCGTTAGTTCCTGTTGCTCCTTGTGGACCCGTAGCGCCAGTAGGACCAGTTGCGCCAGTGTCGCCTTGAGGCCCTGTTGCTCCGTCGATTCCGTCAGCGCCAGTGGCGCCCTGTGGGCCAGTAGCTCCAGTGGAACCTGGATTACCTTGAGCTCCATCATTTCCAGCAGCACCTTGAGGCCCTGTATCGCCTTGAACGCCCTGAGGACCTGTAGCACCGTCGTTGCCTGTTATTCCCTGAATACCTTGAAGCCCTGTAGCGCCATCGTCTCCAGTGGCACCTTGAGGCCCCAGGGGGCCTTGGATTCCTTGTGCACCGGCATCGCCTGTAGGTCCTTGAACGCCAGTGAGGCCTTGAGGCCCAACAGAGCCATCGTTGCCCGTCGATCCTTGTGAGCCTTGAATTCCACTGTCACCTGTGGGGCCCACAGGACCTACATTGCCTGTTGGTCCTTGTGAGCCTTGTGCCCCAGCTTGACCTTGGGTCCCCTGAGGTCCAGTTGCACCAGCAGGTCCAGTTGCACCAATTGATCCTGATACTTGTGCTATGACGGTATTTGTAATCTGGGTTATGACAGAGCTGTCAATTGCCCCTTTGCGTAAGTCAGTTCTTCTTGTAGCCATTATGGAATCCTTATTAAGCTAGTGTATAGCGAGCTAAAAGTACAGGAGTGTCCGTACTACTATGTCGTCTCGGAAGCTCTGCGTCGTCCCAGAGTAAATCGATTATTTTACTAGTAGCAATTTTATAGTCGCCAGCGCCATTTGGATTCAATTGGGGAGATAAAGTCATTCCGTCTAATATAATCATTATAGTATTGACTCTTGCTGATGCAGGCAGGGTTATTGTACTCAGAGGTTGCTGCGCAGCGATGAGGGCGTCGCCTGTTAGGCTGTTACCATCTGGTTCGGGATTCCAGTCTGGAAACTGATCACTTAAATCGTATGTATGGGTTCTTTGATTGTCGTCATAAACATTCACGGTGGTTACCGTAATTGTAGAAGCGTCTATATTTACTAATCCTGGATATACAACGGCCATTTTCTCTCTCCTATTTAGATAGTGTATTTTGGATCATATTAACATTATGGTTGATCTGTATACAATCCATGGATCTCACTAGTACTTAAATTAGTGAAACCGCTTATGGTCAAAGTCATTCCGTCTGCAGTTAAATGATAGCCTGGTCCCAGGTTGGTCGGGTCAGGCATTCTTGATAGTGCTTGTCCGTCAACAAAAAACATAGAATTGTCTACATGATCAACGCTCACAGGAGCAACTAATGAAATTTCTTCAGGGTTAGCAGTCCCTGATGCGATGATTGTATGATAAGAAGGAAGAGAGTTCATTATCTCTTCATGGGTGCTCGTTTTATTGACATTTAAAGTGTCAATTTGAACTGTACTCCCTATAATATGGGTCCCGTTAGAGATATTTGTAGAGTGTGTAGCCATAAGAAAACCTCTTATTGTGTTTTTAATATTAAGTTTCGTTCATATATGGATTCAATTTCAACCATTTCGTTATTAATAGTTAAAAATTTATGTTCTGGAGTGCAAGAAATCTCAGCTCCAGTATCTGTTACGTACTTATAACATTTCTTTTTGCCTTTTTCATACCATTGAGCAACTCTTTGTAAATAAAATCTTTCAGAATTAGTATCAGCAGAAACGATAGTCGCAGGAATTTTGTTTTTAACAATACTTTCAATACTTAAGGCTCCACCTTGAGCCTTGATCTTTGTGCTTCCATGCAGGCAGTAGTCTGCGAATCCCACAAGGTTTTCCCATAGGTCTTGACTATAGGATTCTGATAAGCCACCTACAGAAATACACCCAGTTACAAATTTCTTTTGATACTCGTTGAGTACTTCTACTTTCTTCTTGCCCATAGCTCTCCTAATGTCATCGGCTTCTTTGGGAGTGAACCCAGCGATACTAGAACAGATTTCCATAACTTGCTCCTGATAGACAAGAGTCCAGTATGAACTTTTTAAAATGTTAGCTATGTTTTCTGGAAGACTTGATGGTGGAGCGTTATTATATTTGTTGATTATGTATTCTTTGTCGAGTCCCGCTTGTAGCGGACCTGGTCTGTTCAAAGCAGAAATAGCAGATAAATCTTCTATAGATCTTGGTTTAATTTTTACAATGAGCTTTTTAGCCACGCCAGAAGTTTCCATCTGAAAGACTCCTGTGAGTAAGCCTTTGTCTAATGTGGCATATGTGGCTTCGTCAAAATCTTCAATAGCGTATGGATTTAATTTAACATCATGGTTTTCTTCAACAAGGCTCACACACTCTTTAATTATAGAAAGAGTATCTATTCCCAAGAAGTCGAATTTAATCAGACCTAACTCTTCACATTCGTCTTTGTCGAATTGAGTTATTCTTTCAGCTTTTTTATTCTTCCATAGCGGGACTATATCATCTATGTCGTTATCACTAATGATAATTCCAGCGGCATGGATACCAAAATTAGATACCATGCCCTCTATCCTGTCAGCGAATTCCAAGAAGTCTCCATATCTCTCATCGTCTTTAACTTCAGGGTTCAATTCAAGAACCTCTTCTAATGTAGCTTCCTTACCAAACTTAGGTGGAGGAATCTTCTTTAACAGCTCGCTTAAATCTTCAGACTCTTTTTCAGTGATTCGATAATAAGAGCGAGCAAGACTTTTTGGCTTAAAGGTTCCGTGCGTTATTATATTCGCTACTTTATCTTGACCCCAATAATCAGCACACCACTCGATTGCAATTTCTCGATCTAAAGCATCATGGTCAATATCAATATCAGGAGGAGATCCGTCTATAGTATTTGACCTGGCTTTTAAAAAATCAAATTCATCTGTCAACCTAGTTATATAAAGTAAGATACTATTATAGGGGTTGTTAGCGAAAATTGGTAAGTGAAGATCTTTATCTTGAAGGTTCGCAACTGAATACAAGCAGTCTGAAATCATTTGTAAATCTTTTAAAGAAGACATTTTAATTTCAAACTCTAGGAAATCAGGGTCTACTTGATTAATTCTTTCATCTATAATACATTTATCAATGTACTGTAATATTTCTTTTCTTTTTTGATCCATGAGGTTCCTATGTTTAAGCGTTGGATTCTGCCAAGTGTTCGTAGATGTAAGGGTGGTTGTTAACTACCCTTACATTGGGGCTTCTTTTTCGTTAGCGTAGAAAGCCGCTAAGTTTACATGGCGGCTAGTTGTAGCAGAAATAAACCTTCCAGCAGCTTTAGTGTAATCGTAAAGAATTTTGGTTCCGTCAGGGAGCGTTTCTCCTATCTTGAGTTGATAGGAGTACAAATCGTACCCGTCAGTCCAGTAATTGTCTGTGAATGATTTTGCAGGCGCATTGTTGCGCCAAAATTTAGGTATTTGGTCTATTTTCATTTTTTTCGGAATTCCATTGTACGGTTATCGCTGCAATTAAATTAATATAATAATCGCAATAATCATTATTAACCCAACTTCCATCATCGTGGCGGAAAGCCGTATTGGGTCTTTCACTTTTCATTATTGAATCAGCACAGTCTGAAATCTTTTCAAAGCGATGCTCATCATGTAAGTCTGAATGATGCTTAATTAAAAATTCTACAGCTTCAGCTGTAGTCGTTACCTCTGGTTTCATCTGGCTGGAGTCCATTCGGTGTGGTTCATAAATTCACACCTTACTATTCGCACATCGTTACGATTCAATGAGCGTCTAGCTGTTCTGGCGTCGACTCTAGTCGTGTAAAGAGAGCGATTCTTAATATTGATTAGATGCCCGTGGTTATCTTGGATCGCGTAAAGGGTTGTTGCGTAAGTTTTATCCATAGTATTCTCTTATCGTGTGTTAAAAAGGTATAGTTATGCCATCTGCTTTGATGGCCATTTGCTTGTTGAAGATCAGAGGGGTAGCTCCTCGACCTTCATTTAAAAATCTTTCAAAGATTAAACCGTATTTGATTGGATCAACTTCAGTGATGCCTAGTGCATAAGCGATTAGGGACCCTGCAGCAGAGCCACGACCAGGCCCATGAAGGACACCTCTTGTTCGCGCTCCATCCATAAACTGAGCTACAATCAACAGGTAGTCAGAGAATCCCATCTTTTTGATTACATTAAGTTCATGAGTCAATCTGTTTTGATATTCCAAAGTCGGCATCTGACCAAACCTATTGAATAGTCCATGCTGGCTTTCTAGAGCTAAAAAGTCAATGCTAGTATAACCTTCGGGAAGGTCTTTAAACTTCGGGTACCTGTTCATCCTGTCCATAAAATAAGTGTCTGAATCTATCATATTCGCAAGTTCGACAGTGTTCGAAATAACGTCGTATGGCATTCCTTGATTTGAAGATTCGTTCCACATCCAGTCATGATCTGCCATATGAACTTTTATTTCACCAAATGAAAACCTCTTTGGATTCGACAACGTTGTCTTAGTCTGCAAGCATAATGCTGCTTCATGATGCATTTTATCATGCTCATAAGCGTAATGACAATCGTTTGTGACTATCATCGGGAAGTTGTTTTTTAAAGCGATTTGCTGCAAGACTTTATTTACAGCCTGCTGTTCTTCTTCTCGGTGCAATTGTAATTCAACGATGAATCTATCTTTGAATATGGCTCGATGATGATGAATTAATTTTTCGGCTGCAGTAATTTCGTTATTTAGTATCAGCTGAGAGGCGCGACTACCCAAGCAAGTAGTGGTAGCGATTAGACCTTCCGAGTGGTCTGCAAGAAGTTTATCATCAATCCTAGGCTTCCTATAGAAGCCAGTGGTATAGGCTTTAGAGGACAGCTTTATTAAGTTGTGTAAGCCAATATTATTTTGAGCCAAAAGGATTAAGTGGTAATAGCTCTTTCCCATTTCGTCTGGCTCTCGAAGAGTTCTGTCGTTAATGGAATAGTAAGCTTCCATGCCTATTATGGGCTTAACATTTACTTTGTTGCACTCTTTGTAAAACCTATAACACCCAGAAATGTTACCATGATCTGTCATTGCAACTGCTGGCTGATTCATAGTTTTAACAAAAGATGGGAGCCTAGAGACCTTATTTATGCCATCAAGCAAAGAGTATTCTGTGTGCACATGTAGATGTACATACTTTGACTCAGTGTGGTTGGAGGTTATATCCTGACTATTTTTAGCTGTATGCCTGGAGCAGTCATGCGTCATCTTCATTCTCGTCTTCTCTATCTGAACTGAGGATATGATGATATAGCAGTTGGTAGTCCTCTGGGTTGTCAATAAAATGACTTTTCGCCCCCAGCTTACCACCAGTACAAAGAGACTCTTCTTCTTTTGTTGCAGGGTTTATCCACTTGACGGATGAGCCTGCAAACCTCATCAACCCTACGTCTTTAGCATAACCAATTATGTCTAAATAAGGATCTGTGCCTTTTCCACATATAAAGTCAAACTCAGCAGTTTTATTTAAAGCGGGAGCAACTTTGTTTTTGACAACTTTAACCTTCATTGTTATGGCGCCATCTTGATCTTTAGAGGGCTTACTGCTTACTCGAAGTCGAACCGAGCAGTAAAAAGGTATGGCGTTGCCACCTGAAGTTGTTTCTGGGTTCCCATACATAACGCCAATTTTCATTCTAACTTGATTAATAAACAAGTATAGACATTCGTTATCAACGCTTATCTTGGATATAGAACGCAAAGCTTTTGAAAGTAAGCGAGGTAAGTCGCCTACTCCCGTTTCATTCATTAATCTTTTTGTGTCTTTTTCGCTTTGAGCAGCGTCAATACTATCAAAAACTATTATGCCGACTTTACCTGTCTTACCAAGGTCTTGACAGAGCTGAAGTGCTTCTTCGGCGGTGTCAGGATAACAAAAAATCATTTTTTTTGGTTCGAGCCCCATAGAAGTGACAAGATCCAAACCAGTAGTGCGTTCAAGATCAACATAGACAGGAGGTCTGTCATATCCATATTTTTCTGTAAACTGTTTAAGTACTTGTAGGCAGAGAGAGGTTTTTCCGGCACTGGGCGGACCATATATTTCGACGACACGATCATTAGGTAAGCCTCCAACGCCAAGACAAGCATCCAAAGATATTGAGCCTGTAGAGATTGGTGTAACTTTTTCATATTTAGGTCCTAAACTCATAATGTCTTCTTTGCCAAATTTCTTGGCAATAGAAGCTGCAATCATATCAATTTCGGGGATCCCTGTAATTTTTTTATTTGCCATTAATTAATCCTTTTATATCTAATTTTCTAGACGTTTAAACAATATTGTTGGGTTTTCATTTAAATATTCCCTATATAGCTTTTGATTAGCGTCTTCATAGTCTTCTTGAAAGTGAATTGTTTTTATTCCTGCTTGAACTAGATTCTTGAAGCAATTCCAGCAGGGTTTGCACGTGCAGTATATGGTCGCTCCTTTTAAATATGCGCCCATTTTTGCTGCTTGATTTATAGCGTTTGTTTCAGCGTGGATTGTTCTTGTGCAGTGATTACTGACAACATGACAACCCACATCTTTACAATGAGGCGCTGAAGGTAAGGAGCCATTGTATCCTGTCGATAGAATGGCTTTGAATTCTGGATTTACAATTACAGCGCCAACTTTCTTTCGAGTACAGGTACTCCTCGTAGCGACCATAAATGCTATGTCCATGAAATACTCATCCCAAGGTTTTCTCATAATTTGATGAATTTCATTTTCTTTATTATTGGTAATTAAACACAGAAAGTAACATATAGCATTACCTTTTGTGTTCAAAAAAAGTCTCTATAGGATCAAGAGATCCTTGACCAGCCACCCATAGGTGTCAGAGAGGTGGTTCGTTATGGGATCGTAAGAATCTTCAGATTCATCTTCTAGATAGGTGAATCTGTTAGGGACGTCGTAGAATTCACAAAGGCGATCATTTAGATGTATACCTTTTTCTTTATCCTCTAGCGCTTCTTGAAGGAGTTCAGAGGTAATTTTTAAACATCTTTGTGTATCAGCATCTGTTTCAATATCGAATTCCCAGAAGACGTATACAGAAAGTTCTTCAGTCATTACAAACCTCGAACAATGCTGTATTTAAAGTTCCGAAGTCGTAGGGTGATTTTGTTTCATGGCCTTGAGAAAAGAAGAACCTGCCTGGTCCTGGTGTGATATGTCTTACGGTTTCTCCCGTAGGGTTTCGATGAGTAACTTCACCAGAACCTGAAAGGACTTTAAAAGGTACGTCAGAAATTCTTGTCGGTCCGCTTGTTACGATAACTACAGAACCTGGATTTAAGTATCCACCTCCAGGTCTATTCCAGTCATCGTCTTTAATTTTAACTTTCTGTAATGTCGTTAATTTCAGATCCTTTTTTAGTTTGATCATTTTGTTTTTCTAATTCTTTGTCTAAGTTTATTTCTGAGAATTGAACACGAGATTCTTTAATGGCATCTCGTATTCGTCGTTGGCTTTTGCTTAGGGAAGATTTCCCTGTTTTTATATCGATGAAGTGTATTGACTTAATTTCATTGGAAACCCCGTCCAACAAATCTGAAAGTCCTTCAAAGCAAATATAGTCTATGGGGTTTCCCATGAATCTATAATCTTTAGGATTTGTATCTTTCAGTATGTACGGGGCTAAATGCTCGGTGGCTTGACCTCTGATGACTGCTCGTGATTTCTTTACAGCATCTTTTCTCGCTGCCTCTGTTTTTTCTTTGATTTCTAGTTTGTGTGCTATTTTCATAGCATTAGAAGCTGTTTTTAGTTCTGATATTTCAAAATCACTTGATTTATTCAAGAGTTCCAATTTGGAAACCTTACAATTAAGGTTGTGCATATTTTGTTTTTGCTCTTCAATTCGCTCAAGATGAATTGTTAGAAGGACACTCTTGTTCAAAAGATCGTGAATCTCTCTGTTGGCTGCTTTTATAGAATGGTTCTTCTTTAAGATGATGGTGAAGAACAGGACTAATAGGAAGAGAAGGATGTTATTCATGTTTTAAACCTTAAAATGCGTTGTTTATTTTTAAGAATAAATAAAACACCTTGTGCAGTCTTTCAAATGATTCATCTGAAAGGTCTATTTCGGACTCCTTCAGGATGACCTTTAAACAGAGCTTAAAGAAAATCCTGTCAGAGCCTATTTTCTTTATAGGTAGATACAATTTGTTTTTATCAAAATCTATATGTTCTGTGGAGGCCGCATGTACGGAATAAACAATACCAAAGATATTAATTGAAGCTGGGACACTAATATCGTGGAAATTCTTTTCCCACCAATAGCGTACTGATTCTTCTATTGCATATTGACGAGCTTTACTCATTGAAACCCTTTGGTTCGAGATTAATATAGAGATTAGATCTTTTGTAGCAAGGGGCTTCTCTGTGAGGACTGAGGTAAATGCTTCGAAACGGTAATCATCGTCAAAAAACATATTGATAGAATTGCGATAGCTTTGTTCAAGGTAGCGCTTGTTTCTATTTTTTGGATGCGAAAGTTTCGTATAGTCAGAAATCGCACTAATGACAACTGCCTGGATTATACGTTTATAATCTTCATCCTGGCTCAATTCCTCAAACTCAATCATACTAGACTACCTTGTTACCGTGCCTGTAGGGTCTAGTTTCATTGTATTTCATCTTTAGGGAAAGTGCTTCTTCAAGATCTATGCCGTGAAGACCGCAAAAATCAAATATTCTGATTATGCAGTCAGCTAATTCTATGGGGATTCCTTCTGGCTTTTCAGGAGCGCCCAACAGGATAGGGTTTTTTGATACATAGTAGATTTCTTGAGGTGTTTTGCCTTTCCGATGTTCCTCAAGAGCTTCGGAAAGCTCTGAGTGCATCAGGCAGATTAGATCACCTATTGTTCTCGGTTGATCGTGCCAGCCATGATCTTTCGCATTGTTATACGAAGATTTTACGTAGTCGTTGATATTATTCATATTGCACCTTTATTCGCATCGTCCCGCACCACAATTAGTGCAGGCGACACAACCATCTTGGTAGATTAGTGAGTCATTATTACAGCTTTTGCAAATCTTGTCACTTGGTATTGCTCCATCTTGAATGTATTGCTTTAGTATCCGAGATATACACTTAGAAAAACTAAACATACTGCTAGTCTTATCTTTCTGCAATTGCTCTACCATAAATTTTACTTCTGCGCCATGCCTTAGTCCTAAAGATACCATTCTTGCAAAAGCAAGGTTGTTCGGATTATTAAATACAGAAACGATATCTTTAAAAACCAATTCCGCATCTTCAAGATACAAGTCGTACTTTGCATTTTGCGATTTAAATATTCGTTTTTTTATCTTACCTTGCTTGTACTTCTTAGGTAAATCCAAGAAACTTGCATTGCCTCCAAATATCTCATAGGGCTTTCCACCCAAGAGCCCTACGAGGATGAGCCATGGTTCGTCCTGAATCTTTGTAAGGTGAATATCGCAATCAAGGTTCTCTGGTCTTTTTGGCGCAGAGTGTTGCGGAAAGTTGTCTTCCTTACTTTTGGTAATTAAGACTCCACTCCTGCTTCCGTCGACGTAAACAGTGACGCCTTTCAGCTGCTTCTCCCATGCGGTCATATATATATTGCTAACTGTAACTTCACTAGTATCTGCAGGCAGGTTTATAGTTGAGCTTATAGCATGGTCAATATGTTGTTGAATTTCAGCCTGAACGCTAAGTCTAGCTCGCCAGCTAATATCTTGGGATTCAATAAACAAGTCCGGAAGTTGCTGGTTCGGATGTAAAGCTTTCCATTCTTGCGCATTATGATGAAAGACTTCAAAGTCATGCCACTTATCACCAAGTGGATCGATAAAATCCACTGATTCGCTTGCATTCGCTTCGAGTTTCCTTCGCCTAATATAGGAGTTCCTGAATACCGGCTCAAGCCCAGAAGAGGTTTGAGAGAGTAAAGAAACACTACCTGTTGGAGCGTTTGTTAAGATGCTGATATTTCTGCGTCCATACTTTTTTATTTCAGCTTGAAGCTCTTGTGGCAATGACTTTATATAGAGGTTGTCTTTCTCAACCTCCCAGCGGAATACAGGGAAGCTGCCTCTTTCTTTCGCTAGCTGAACACTCTCTTTGTATGCTTCGATTTTCAATAAGCCATAGATTTTATTTATAGCTTTAAGAGAACTTGGGCTGCCATAAGTGAGGTTCAAGTTTGCAAGTGCATCTGCCAGTCCGTGAGTTCCGAGTCCAGTCCTGCGTCCATTCTTGCAAGCAGAATATAGCTTTTTCCATAATCGCTTTTCGTCTTCTGCATCTGAGATGTCGATTAAGCCTTGTAGCTTTTCTAATTCTAATTCCACCAAGTTGTCTGACATGCGCATTGCGCACCTAACTGTTTCGGTGAATTCGTCATAGTCGAACTTTGCATTAGGCGAAAATGCGTCTGTAACAAAATTTTTAAGATTGATTGATATCAGTCTACACGAATCGTAAGCAGATAAGGGAATCTCGGCACATGGATTTGTACTTATTGTTTTAAAGTCTAGATACTCGTTTGCTGGAAGATATTTAGTGATGTTGTCCCACATCAACAGCCCTGGCTCTGCTGTGGTTTTGGCTGAGATGATTATCTTTTCCCAAAGTGCTACAGCTGAAATCTCTTTTTCATAGATTGGAGTTTCAGAGTCAACAGGGAACCTTAAGGTGAATGACTCTTTTTCCTTTACGGCATTCATGAAGTCATCAGTGACTTTAATACTAATGTTAGCGCCTGTAACTTTCGTTAAGTCATTCTTCATTAGAGCGAACTTTTCGATGTCTGGATGCCTAATGTCAAGAGATAACATTAGCGCTCCTCTACGGCCGTTCTGGCCTATCATTCGGCAAACATGACTATAGTAGTCAGCGAAAGACCATGCACCTGTGGTAGTTCCGGCTGAATTAGAGACTCTTGTACCTTCTGGGCGCAGAGAGCTTAAGTCTAATCCAACTCCACATCTGCGTTTAAATAAGTTTGCTAAACTTCTACCACTATTCATGATTGAAGAGATATTGTCTTCTGGAGATTCAACTACAACACAGTTACTTAACGAAGTATTTATGTGATGGTTCCCGATGCCCATCATTGGGGACCCTTGCGGGACAATTTTCTTAAATCCTTTTAGCTGTGCATATATTTTAGCTTCTGTTAGGGGGTTTGTTTTCGGAATTTTAGATATATTGTTATAGGCTGTTTCGATTCTAGCGAATTCGCTTGCTAGCCGTCGATGCATATCGTCAGGGGAGAACTCTTTGAGTTCTCCTGCCTTTGTTCTTAGTGCGTACTTGTTTGTCCAGACTTGAGCTGCTAATTCATCGTTATTAAAATACGCAAGTGCGGTTGTAGTTGTGTTGGCGAGTGTCATTTTACTTCTTTTTTTAGGTGAATAGTTTGAGACGTTAGTTTAAGTCGATTAAAACCAGTTGCTATGTATCATTAAGGTGATATTAACTAGCAGCCCACAGAGCATTGCAGCGATAACAGCTACTATTGATTTTGAAACTCCAGTGAGTAAGACGAATGAGATACTAACTGATAGACAATCCGTAAGGAAGGGGTTGCTTAATAAGAACGTCTTTAAGCGAGTGGGAAAATGGAAGAAGGAGAATACAAATGACACATAACTTATAAGGCCTAAGGCTATTCCGCTTTCCATATCTTTACCACCAACCTATCAGCGTAGCATTAAGCTCTGCATACGCTTCAAACATACGTAATAAATCATTAACTTCTTGGTTCTCCAGGTGTCTACTTAAACGACGGTCATGAGCTGCATTTTCTTCTATGAAGGTCTTGAGTTTTTCCGAGATCTCTCTTATGTCTTTGGGCGATATTTCCTCTTGATATAAAGTGACACCAAACTCTTCCTCGAAGAAGGGTGAATAAACTTTGCCCCTGAATGATTTAGCACCGTCGCTTGAAAAGATCCCAGAGCAAAGATTTAATTCAGGGGAAAACTTTGGATGCTCTTTGTCGCTATTCTTGAGCGACCAGTAATTATCTAAACCCATGGTAACTCCTTAATTGGCTGTGAACTTCATTTCTACAGAGAGAGAGAGTCCTATTTGTTCGAAAACTTTTCTTAGATCGAGCATAGTATCGACTCGTTGCTTCCAGAAGTTTTTTACAATTTTTGCTGCTCGTTCTGCTGAAACAGTATTTGTTAAATATGAATCTGCCATCTTCTCAATTACTGAAGCAGCAGGACGTTTGGCACCTTTTTTAGCGTAGTTATTTACGATAAGACTAACTATATCTGCTTTTCTCATAGTGTTGCCTCCACCTATAGTTTCTGACATGGAGGATGCAACAGAGTAGTAGTTTGAGGCAATCTGAAGGTTATTGGCGAGCTTTAACAATAAGTTCCTGAAGGTAACGATATCTAACCCACGATTGTCAGGTATGGGAATCATCAGCTCAGTTGCCCACTCATAAAGAGTTTTTTCATAAAAGACAAACTCTTTAATAAAGGCTTCGGTGACTTCAGTATACAGTGCAGCCCCTTCACTTAAAGCTTCTAATATGTCAGTTGCGTCTGTTTTTTTAATCTCTAAAGCATCATCCGCCATATCAATAACCCCAGAGAGGCTTACGATCTCTTGGTGGTGTGGAATCGCTATTGGTTTCGTTGTTTTTAGCACTTGCCTTTACGTTTGCTGTGGCTGCAGCTGCTCGGTTTGGTTTCTTTACTGTTTGCGAGCTAGAGCTTGAATATTCGCTGATGATAGAAGACTTGAGCTCTTCTGCAAAAGCTATACCCTCTTCGCCTTTAAAGCGGACGTCATCAAAGTATTTCTCGACAGAGATTCCGTCTTCGACAACATTGCCTTTGTGTGAGGGGACGCTTACAAAAAGCCCTTTTGCGCCGTCTATGACCTTAAAGCCTTCAAGGTCAAGAAGGTCGTCGATGGTCACGGTAGCGAAAGCTTTAAGCTTACTGTTTGGGTTGTTGATGCGTCTGACTGAAATGGAGTATGAAAACATTTATATTTTTTCCTTAGTGTTTCTATTAATTGTTACTTCATTATTATTTAAAAATACTTTATAGTGGTAACCTGCCATAAAGTATATTGAGAACAGTTGGTTTAGGTTTGCAGAAAGCAAATCCTTCTTTATGGTTTTTGCAATTTCTTCTGCATAAGTGTCTACGTCGATTAGAAAATCATTTTCTGAATCAACGAAACATTGCTTTAGTATCAAATCGAACAGTTTATCTGGAGTTATATTGAACTGTTCTTTTTCATTCTTAATCTCAAACATTGTTCCAACCGAGAATGATCGGAATTGCTGCTGAGAATAGTCGGCCGAGAACATTAAATTCGCCGCCAGTCAAACTTACGCTCACGCGATTTTCACCCATCATGAGTGACATCATATACGTACCAGCATATTTGCCTTCTCCATGGCTGAATGTTAACTTCTTATTGGTGGAATCGTTTACATGGAAGAATGATCCCCATTTAGGCGCGTTTGGGTCGTCGAAAAATAAGCATAAATCGTTGATGCCAAATGCGAAAGTTACTTTATTGTTTTTCCAATCATAAGTTTTCTCTCCGGATGATGGAGCCATCTCCAGGAGTACAGCGCCATTTTTATTAATTCGTCCGTTGTCGTCCCTCCTTGGGGGTAAGACAGTGAACTGGGCAGCGGCTGCTTTTTTATAAATGTTAAAACTTGAAGGGTATGTCATTGGTTGTCCTTAATTAATTCTTTATCTATGTTATAGATGAGGTCGGGTATCCGACCTCTGTATTGTTTTTTAAGCTCTATCTTTGAAGTAAAAGTAGAGCTTTTAAAGGAAGGTGAATTTAGAAGCGTGTAAAGTCCGCTATGAATATATTTAAAGTTTGCATCAATTTGGTTAGGGTCTCCGCAAAGTATTATTTTGCTTTTTTCGCCTATTCTTGATAGCACTGTTTTTAGTTCATGCCAAGATAAATTCTGCGCCTCATCTAAGATGAACGTGCAGTTTTCGAAGGTACATCCCCGAGTGAATTCTACGGGCATAAATTCGATGTGTTTCTTTTCTATCATGCTTTTTAAGTAGTCGCCACCGTCGCTGCCTAACATCTTGTTTAGTATAATTTCAAAACTTCCTAGATAAGGCGTATACTTCTCCTGCATGTCTCCTGGTACTGGTCCAAAAACTTGATTCTCGTGAGTTTTAACCAGATGAGTAGGTTTGCATAAGTATATCTTTTTCCTATCAGAAAAGTAATCTGCAATTGCTTTTGTTAAGGCAACTGTAGTCTTTCCGGTGCCAGCGGGACCTAATGCAGCAACTACAATCATAGACTCTTGCTCAAGTAAATTGAAATAAATAGTCTGCAGCAAGTCTTTTGGAGAAAAGCCGTTTATTGTTTTATTTTTAAACGAATCCATAAGTATGAGATTGTTGTCTATATTGATCGCAACAGCCTTATTATTGTCTGAGTCCAAAACAAAACAGTATTCGCCAGGATTAAGTTTGAGCAGATTGGCCATTGACTGCGCTATAATGCCGTCTCTGTAAAAGTCGATAAAAATTTCATCAGGAATTAAAACTTCCTTTAAGACTGACTTGTTCGATTTCATCGTGTACCCCTTATGAATGTCAAAATGAGTTACGATAATGGTAAAAACAATCAGTTGAGGTAGCAAGGTTGCTGATCAAAAGTGTTGAAGTTTACTTCTTGATGTATTGGAGTTGGTTAAAGTGGCTTTTTTCAATTAAGCTTGACAGCCTTTAAGGTGTGCCGGAATAGCTTATTTTTTAGAGCCAGAGGATGGAGGATTGTTGCCTCGGCCACCCCCAGAAGGGCGGCCAGTTCCTGATGGAGCATTAGCAGGTCGACCTCCGCCTTTGGCATTGCCTTTTACGGAGCCCGTTGCGAAAATTTCTGCATTTGAGGTTACCTGAGTGCTTGCCCAGAGCGTCGCTGGAACACCAGCGCCGTCAACGATGATATCTCGACCGTGAAGATTTTCATTTGAAACAAGGTCTGCAATAGTAGAACCAGGTTGTACTGAGACTTGGCGAGCGCCAGAGCCAGGTATGATTATTAATGTGATGTTAGTCATTTTTATCCTGTGTTTGTGTAAAAAATAAGTAGTTAGTTAGTCCGTCTTCAACTCCAAGGATTACGCATCCAGCAGTCTTAGAACGCATTTTAAAAGGAGAGTTGGTTGAAATGAAATCCAAGGCGTCTTCTTCAGTGCTAAAAGGGGTCGTTATGACGATCTTGTACCTTTTAGTCTCTAGGAATGCGGAAGGAATACTTGAGTGTTCCTTCCAAGCACTTTCTGATTCAATCAGATTTGAGTAAGCTTGCTTAGCTCCAGCCCCTAAAGAAGACGCATGGTAAAATTTAAAGAGTTGCCCTTTACAGAGCCGGTTGCAAAAACTTCTGCACCATTAGGAATGATTTGTGTTTCGAATTGTGCCACTGGAACTCCAGTGCCGTTAATGATGATGTCACGACCGTGTAGATTTTCTCTACAAACAAGTTGAGCAATCGTCATGTTGGAATCCAACTGAATAGAACGAGCGCCAGGTCCAGGTATAATGATTAATGTAGCGTTAGACATAATTTTTTTCTTCTTATATGTTGAAAAGGAGTTTTCACTCCTTGTGTGTTGGTTAGTTCTAGATGTGTTTGGCTGGATACTTATTCAGAAGCCCAGCCAAAGAATAAATATTTGTTAAGTGAATTGTTAGGTGAATTAGTGATTTGGATGCATCCAGCAAGCCCCCACTTGTCGCAATAGTCAGTAGCGATGAGAGATCTGGCGAGCTTGTAAGCTGCGACTTCTGCTAAGAGTTCGTTTGAAGCCATAGAGAAGTCGTTTTTTTCAGCAATAGTTCCGGTATAACCGGCGTGGCCATGCATCCAATTTGCATCTGATTTTGCTGCTTGAAAGGCTTCTTCAGCTGAATCTCCAAATGCTTCATCAAAAAAGGTGCATGCACCCACTAACGGTTGCCCTTCACCGATCCAGTTGCGAAGACTTCTGCATCGTTAGGAATTGTTGTGGTTTCGAATTGTGCCGCCGGAACTCCGGCGCCGTTAATAATAATATCTCTACCGTGTAGGTTTTCTGAGCAGACCAAGCTAGCAACAGTAATGTTTTGATCGATTTGGACAGAGCGAGCGCCAGGGCCGGGGATGATTATTAGTGTGATGTTGTTCATTTATTTTCCTTAAGTAATACAAAAAAAGGAAGCCAGGCTTCCTTTTAAATTAATATGTTTAGTATTTTAACTCGATACCACGAGTGTTATTTATTGTTTTCTTGAGTTTCTCTCTTCTTGGATGTTTACTCGAAGTTGTTGAAGTTTTGTTTTGGCTTCTTGTGCAGCCATACGTAACCGCTTTCCAGCGGTATCGTTACCAGAGTCAAATTTTTCAGCATCTTGAACTGCTGCTGTAATTAGAGTTAGAACTTCTTGAAGTTGATCTTTAACTGTCATTTAGCTATCCTTGGTGTATGGATTGATAAGGGGGTATTTATGTTAGAAGGAAGAGAAAACATTTGTTTTTTTGGAGGAGCATAACACTCCCCGTGTCTTTCTTGCGCTGCAAGAGCGCAAATAGTATGTACTATGTTTGAGGCGATTATACAAGTTAAAGTTGTGATTATACGTGCATTACACGCGCTTTCTTCAACTTCATCATCGGTTTTCAAGAGAGACAGGTACTCGTCCACTTGAGAAGGGTAGGCTGGATCTAGATAGTTTATTTCAGCGTGCTGAAACCCCATTCGACTTTCGAAGATTCCCTCTATCAGTAAATGTGATTTAGCTCCCTCCATTATATCTTTGCGTGCGAACAGAGTGTCGACACCAATAAACACATAATCTTCCAATTCGTTTCTGTACTTTTCAGAAGTATAAAACTCATTATAGGTCTTGACTTGTACAGTTGGGTTGAATTCAAGCAGTTTTTGCTTGAATGCCTCAACCTTTGGCATCCCAACCTGAGAGATATCATATATCTGGTTGGGCAGATTGTGGCTCTCTACCGTGTCTGCGTCCCATACTCGGAAGTGCTGCCAGCCCATTTTTGCAGCTAGATATCCAACCCAACTTCCTGTTGCGCCAACGCCAATAATGTTCAGTATTCGCTCTTGAGAATCTTCAGGACCAAAAAAGGCACCATGTCTTAAAAAACTTACGTTAGATGTGACCATTTTCTTTAAGGAACTCCTTGCAATCTTTTTTTGTAGAAATTTCAGTTAATTTTAATGTATCTTGCAGCGCTTCACTTATCTCACTTAGAGTAAAAGTTTCATTTTCAATGCAAGAAGTATATTCTTCTATAATTGCGGCTTCGAAATCATCATAGTCAGCTAGTGCAAATTTCTTTTCAAATGCTTTTTCTGTAAATATAGGCAATATGTCAGATGCCCGCTTAGAAACTAAATATGAAAACAATATAATTTCTTTGTCATCTAGATATTTTGCTAATGTAGCAAAGAAGTCGCTAGTTCTAAGCTCAGTAAAGTCAATCTTTTTATTGTGTTGGCTCGTCGATAAGCTTTCGAAGCTATACCAATCGAAAGCTTCTGCCAGTATTTCGATGGCAATTTCCCAATTGACAGATTGCCCACCTGTGGGCTTCAAGTCTAGGGATGCTGCCGTCTTTGGGGCTGAAGATTTGGCACCAAAACTACCTTGATTGAAAGACCACAAATTTTTGGGGGCTAACTTAGGCTTTTTGAACTTATCTTTAGCAGCCTGATGTATGTAATTGAAATTGTAATCATTGATTATATTAACAGGCACACCCTCGTGGACTGTAGCCGTGTGGGGGTCATAAACTCTTGAATAGAATTGATCTTTCTTGTTAAAAATTAGCATAATTTGCCAAGATTTCTGCTCCTGATCTTTTGCGAGAGAGATAAAGGAGTTGAATTGTAAATCGTCTTGATGGCTGGGATTTGGAGACATGTTGTGATGGCTGTGACACCAGCACGTCATTGCTGTAAGTTTTTGGTTCACAACATTCTGGTCTTGATAGTCTTTTTGTAGGTCTTTATAAAAATCCATCATCATTGCAGATGTAGTGTCTACTTGTACTGCTGAAGTGTTTTGACTTGGAATGTAAATCTTATCAGACAAAAGTAGTTGAATTTCATGTGGGGATTGCTTGTAAGCAAAGGGTTCAACAGTATGGAACCATTGAGCTTCTTGGGGCGCAATTTTTACAATTTCTTTAATTGCTAAAAGCCCCTTATAGGTTATATTAATGTAAGGCAAGTTATTTAAAACTTTATATGTAGTTATGGATTGCATCTATTTTTTCTTTTTTTTAATGTATCAAGATCGATTATAGGCTGGTACATAGCCAGTTACAGGTTGAGCAAATTGATCAGGTGAAAATCCTTGAGCTTCTGGCTCTTCGGAGGGTACTATTTCAATCTCTGATTCAGCTTCAGTTGAATCTTCAGAAATCATTTCTTCCAGAAAGTCGTGAATTTCATCTTCGTTAATGACCTCTTCGTCGACAGCAGGACTTGTAGGTGGATTAGTTTCGAAGTTTATTTCAGTTGCTTTTGGGAAAAATTTATATCTTTTGCCCCAGACATCGGTACTGTTGGCGCTTTTAACCCAAGTTAATGCTGCCAGCAAAATTGTTTTCAAATTGTTACTTTCGAAAGCGCTATAGATCAGAGAGGATGCTTCACCGAGACAGGCAGACATCCATTGATACTCTTGGGTTTGAGTTACAAAATTATTCTTTCTAATTTGCGATGAATGAGGATGTACAAGGATGTCACCATTTGAAACTCCATGTATTGAGCTTGGATAGGCCAAAGCGATTTGTAACGCACCTCTAAAAACAGAGACGACGTAGGGTCCGCCGCAAATACTACTTTTTGCGCCATTATCTACGCTAATTATCGAAGGAGAATTAATTAAAAATTTTACACTTTGGATCTTATGCACATTTTTATCAAAAGATTGGAAATTCGCATTTCCATTAGCATTGAAAAAATCTTGATCATATTTTATTTGATTATCTGAGTCAGTCTCGTCTGTCAGAATTAGTTCAAAAATGGTGATCTGGTTACTGATTGATAAGTTTTTAAAGAACCCATTACTAATGTAATCTTTATCGTCCTTAGCTTTTTGACATGCAGATTCATAACGAATTTTAACTGATTCGTATAGTTCTCGGTTCAGCATTAGTGTGCTGGATATCTCTACTCGAGAGTTAAAACTTTCCTTTAGGTTCGCTAAGTGTTTCGTAATTTCAATTTCGGATTTAGCGATCTCTTGCTTAAAGATTTCGATTTGTGCCATTTTTGTGTCAATTGCACCCAGCTGGGACTCAACGTTAGCACTAGCTAATACTGAGGAATTTTCTTTTTCAGTATTTATTTTAGATAAGCGATTGTAGCCTGTGGATACTTTGTTGTATTTCTTTTTTATAAGAGGATTTACATTTGGTTCAGAAGATAAGTGATCGAAAAAATCAATATCAATAGTAGATAAAAAGGTTTCTGCTTTTTCCTTCTTCGCTTTTAAGGTAGCCTTAAGCGAGTTGAGGCTTTGTGGACTTAAATCCTTGAAAGATGGGATTAGAGAGTTTGAGTACTCTATTAACCCCTTCATGATCTCTTTCTGTAAGGCTATGTGCTGAGCCTTGTCGATAAAATACATACCGTCAGTTGTCTGGTAGTTACTCAGCATATTAAGCAACTCCTCTCTGCTTCTTGACTTATTACACATTTCGTCATATGTAGAACTTAAACAAACTAAGGAGAACGAATATCCTTTTTGTATTTCAAAGTTCTCATCTCTGTATTCGATTGGAAATAATGTGGGTATGAAAAACCCTTTTCGAATCGTTGACTGTTTCTTTGTAAGTGATATGAATTCAAACTTTTCTTTTTGGGTTCTTTTTGTGAACCCATTAGAAATCAACCCAACGACTCTTGATTGGGGTAAAGACTCAATGTGTTCTTGTAGTTTTATTGAGTAAATGTCTTGCGCTCCATGCATGAATGTAACTCCAGTACCAAGGCCAATTGGGATGAAATCTGCATTAGAATCTTGACTTGGAAGGATCATTGCACGAGAATGGGCTGGTTCAGAAGACAAGCCGTCACCATAGCTCCAGTTATTATGGTTACCTTTAGACGGCGCTAATTGGAGGTCTATTGGCGGAATCGTATCGAAACAAACAATGTTTTGAAGTATCTCTGATTCAGAAGCGTCTTCATGTACTGATTTCTTGTTTGAAATATGTAAGAATTTTTGAAAAAACGCTTTTGAGAAAAAAGAGAAAACTTCTTTCCCATCGAAAAGGCCCAGGCGGTTTTGCTTGATATAAGTGTTGAAAGTTAAGCTGTCTATAGAATTTACCTGTCGAGTTAGTTCTTCTGGCGACTGAGCTAACAGCGTAGTGGTGATTCTATTGAAATTCAAGTTATTGAAACTGGTATCGTTATCTGTGCGTCTTGTTTGAGTATATGCAAAAAGACTTTCGTCAGGAATTACAGACTCCAACTGCTTCAACACTTCGTCCGTACTCTCTTCTGGCTTTTCTTTCAGCGCTAGCGTGATTAGAATGAAGTCTCTTAGGTACCGAAAAACTTGATGCTGATCCTTTACAGTGTGTTGATTGTTGTCGATTTGCAATATGTGAGGTTTGAATCTGCTAACAGCGCATAGATTTTTTTGATCATTTAACAACGACGCATGAGCTTCGTTGTTGATTGATATCTTTTCGTTTAAACCTCTAGTGCATTTGAATGCCTCGTAGATTTTAGAAAAATAAAGATTAGGTTCTCTTCGATTGTACCCGGTAATATTTCTGAAGTTCTGATTCAAGCATAATGCATTTGCAAGCAGCGTTGGATGTTGGGCACTTAATTGCGCGACATTACCGTTGAGATATCGATTCCAAAAAGATGTGTTTGGATACGAAGATCTTAAAATGCTATTTAGATTTATAACGCTATTCCGCATGTGAATTACGTCTATTAGCGGAAACGTTGAATCTTCATCCTTAAATAGAGTTGGGTTTAAGGATTCAACGAAATTACCAACGCCTTCTGTATTCCTGATTGCTTCGGATAAATTACCAGAATAGTAAGTCGTATTTGGAGACTCTGGATCCTCCATCACTATAAGCTTAGTGAGAGCGTCTATGTAGGGCTGTCTATTTAAATTCGATGGGGCTATATTAGCGAGGAGGTTAATAAAGATCATTCATCTTTCCTTAATTGTTTGTATATCTTTTTATATATATTTAAGTCTATATCTGAAATTACATTTTGAGATGTAGTCACTGCGTAATACCCGCAGAGAGGACAGGTAGTGAAGGGTTCATTGAGGTTGATTTCGTTAAACCGGGAAGCAGGTATAACTTCGCTATAACCGCAATCTTGCAAGTTTAAGCATATTGTTTTCATTCTTTTGCCTTCTAGTGCAGCTGGCTGTGAGTTAGAACTCCAACCAGCTATTAACTGAGGATTCGTGCTCATCTAAAGATGAGTTTTCGATTTGGTTCATATGAGCTAAATCTACTCTCATTCGATGAATTGTTACAGATATCGAAGATTTATTCTTTTGAGATGCAGTATATGAGCCGTAGTAGATGCTACTGTCTACATAGGTAGTTTCTTTAATGTTTTCTGGCATCGCTTCTAGGAAGTCAAGCAGCTCGGTTAAGATAATTCTCGATTCATAGTCGGGAATTAAATCATACTTTAGCGCATACTTTTTAACACGATAATAAAGATTTGCAATTTTAATCATCTTATCTTTGTCGGACATATCGTCTGTTATTTGTGTCGATCTTATAGAAATCTTATCATTCCAAAAAAGACTAAAGATTTCATCGTCAAGATAAATATCAGTACCTTGTATTGCGATTGAGACGTTTTTTAAATCGTGATCATAAATCAGATTCTGCGGAGGCATGAACGCTTTATTTATCAATTGTATTTTTGCAAAATCATAAAGATAAGTAGTGGAGTTCTTTGCGGGATAAATCTGTCCCCCATTTGGTAATGGGTTGCTTTCAATAAGCCCTTTCAGAACTTTAGTGCAGTCCAAGAAGTCCTTTTCGGTTTCGAAATAAACGTCGATATCGTCATATAAAGTTGCCGGTTTGAACAGAAGGTGGACCGCATAGCTTCCGCTGATAATAGGGTTTGTTTTCCAGAATCTTTCTGGTAATGCTGACAAGTCAGTTTGTATTTTTTTTATTATTTTTTGGTGATAATTCAGTTTTGAATCATTTAAGTTAAAAGTCTTTAACAAAGTCCATTGCTCTTTTCTAGAGGTGTTTACAGACTTTTACATTTTGACACTTTTACTTTTTTGTTACAGTTTTGGTAATACTTTAAAGTCTGTAAAAGTATTTTAAGTTAATCGGGTGTAAGCTGGGGCGTTTTGCAAAGACGCTATTGAAGTGTATCCGTTGTTAGGAGTCATACTTTCAGAGCTTTCGTTTCTGTGCTGCTGAACTAATGGTACGTATCCAGAGGTTGCAACGGGGGGTCGTTCTAAAACTGACGAGATATGTTCAATTGAGATTTCAAGGTCATTACCGAGAATGCTTGAGGAAATCATTTCTAAGATTGTATCGTAAGCCATGATTTCTGCAGCTTGCTGAGAGCTTGCAGAAACTTTTAAGTTTATATCTTCATTTAGACGGAGATTGTATCGGACGGTATAGTTTTGCATAGGTTTATCCTTGTAGATGCTTTATTAGGGAATTGATAATTCTGGAATTTTCATCTTCCAGTTCGTTGATTTTTTTTTGTAGCTTCTCATTCTCCTGTTCCAAAAGGAACATTTTGTAATGAAGCGGCGACTGTGGTTTTGTTGTTTTAAATATTTTCCACTCGACATATAAGAGCAGCTTATAAAAAATATAACTGCAAAATACAAAGCCAAGAGAGGTTAGAATCGCTGTTATGATTCCTGGGAAAATTATAGTGGTCACTTTTAGGTCCAAATTAGCATTAGTACAGTTATTGTGTTAAAGATTATTTTAATAGTTTCAATCAGTTTACTTGCTACGGTTAACATGGTAGGCCTTTTTGTACGCTATGCGTAAATATTTTTTGAAGGTAGTTAAAGATGAATGTGAAAAAAGTAATTAAGAAGAATATAGCATCTTCTAAGAAGTATGGTTGGACTCCAGGATGGTTCGATCATGATGACTTCGATGAACATCTGATCAAAATGATTTTAGATTTTCAAAATGACTTTTCTTTGGGCTCTGATGGTATTGTGGGTCCAATTACATACCGAAGGTTGGAGACTCACAGGCTGTACAGTGAAGATTTTATACCTGCAAAACGCAACAAAAGGAAGGGGGAGAAAAGCATTGTTTATAATGGAGAATCCTTTCCAATAAATTGGGGTAAAGTGATATTGTGGGATGAGAGAGGCGGCTTAAAAGCCAAGGAGGGCTGCTACTACGATTGGTCTGAAAAACCAAGTCGGGAACCAATTCAATTTGTAAATCATTGGGATGCTACACTTTCAAGTGAAGCTTGTGCTCGAATAATCAATAAGCGCGGACTGTCGATGCACTTCTTGATAGATAATGATGGAACTATCTATCAGATGCTAGATATTCAGCATCCTGCCTGGCAAGCAGGTAGTAAGCTTTGGAATATAAACGGAATTGGCGTAGAGATTTCCAACGCTTATTACACGAAGTATCAATCTTGGTATGAAAAGCGTGGCTTTGGGTCCAGGCCTATTGTTGAGTCGGAAGTTCATGGCAAACCCCTAGGTAAGCACCTAGACTTCTATCCGGCTCAATTGAAGGCCTTAGCGGCCTTGTGGGAAGCAGTAGCAAGTGCTACTGGGATGGAGCTTAATGTTTGTGACAAGAAGGGCTACTGCGAAGATTGTAGTAAGTGCAATTGTGCTTCGTTTATCAATCATTTCAATTTAACTAAAAATAAAATTGATTGTGCTTCGTTAGACATGCAGAGCATTCTTAACGATGCCATTAAATGCTCAAGTGGCCGCTTGGATCATTGATATATCCTCTAACACTATTTCCCATCCAGACTTGCAAGTATTTTTGGACGAATTTTTTAATCTACCTACAACACGGATGATATCTTTTTCGTTGTACTTGCTTGTTACTATCTGAGCTTTGTCACCCCAAGCCACTACGGGAACGTAAGTGTTGGATTCCTTATACTTGGCGTCTTGAGCGTTTGTATTCTCGACCTTATAAGAGGTTGTGATTCTTAAAAGAAAGTTCGTTACTTTGTAGTCATTTGAGGTGGTTCTCAGTTCTAGCGGAGTCACTATCTTACCTTCACCAACCCAATGGTTGATATTTTTATGCATAATTATTCCTTATTTTTTTCATATAGTTCTATTATGTTTGGCCAAACTTGTTTAACTAGCGACTTGCAGGCTTTGGCCATCTCTTGAATCTCTTTTTGAGCATGTTCGTGATCTCGCAACGCTATGAATTTGATAAAATTATTCAAATTTACAGTTCCCCAATAACGTGTATATAGGTTTTGGGGGAGAACGATTCTCGCTTGCTCTTTACAGATACCACCTTTAAGCATTTTGTCGTAAAGTTTCAGAGAGTCTTTGACATGGAGTTTTACTGCTTCACTTGCTTTGTGATGATGATCCATGAATGTGCCATGAATCGTATCTAAGACTGGGTCGTGAGTAGATGTCAGCAAGGACCCCTGCCTGTTTGATTCTGATTGTTCTCTGAAGAATTCAGGTAAGTAAAAGTCTAAGTTACTATTGGTATAGCGCCTACTTACTTCATTGAAGCTCCAAGTGCGATGTCTCATGTGCTGGCGCGCTACAAAAAGCGGCACTTTAAATGAAAAAGTTAACACATTGTGTTCGAAGACTGAAGTGTGTCGATTCTTTAAAAGATACTCTAGTAAGTTATGATCCCTTTTGGAAAGAGTTTCGCTTTTTTGATCGAAAGATACTCTTGCTGCATTGACACAAGTCAATCCATCATCGCCCATATAGTCTAGTAGTTCTACATATCCAGGAACGCTTGTGACGTCTTGGTATAGCTGAATTATTTTTCGTTCCTGATCCATCGGAAAGCCTTCAATTAATTGAATGATTTTGTGCTGAGATTGGCCATTCAGGATGACTGTGTGTTGTGGTTTTATTGTGCTTTATGTAATTGTCAAATAAGTCTTTGTAAGTAATATTATTGTTTTTCATGAAATTCAATAAGAACAGCAAGTTGTGCGAAAGAGCTAATAAAAGCTCTTTATCTTCTTCCATTGCTTTCGAATTTTTAAAATTACTTGACCTCTGCGCGGCGTCGATATATTGGTTGAATATTTCTGCCAAAAAAGTTATAGAGGTTAGATTTTGCGTTCTTTCGCCCCAACCAGTAAACTCACGTGTGGGAAAGTAATTATCTGTCAATTGTGTGATATAATCAGATTCTAGATTCATTGCTTAATGCCTTTTCAACAATCATCAAAATTGTTGTTTACTGAAGTCGGTATTGGTTGCGCCGTCTCGATAGAGGTTTCTGAAGAGACATACTTAATTGCCTTGATCATTTTAGATGCAAGATGGTTTGGTTCGCTTACTGTGATGTCTTTTACGACCAGCTCTGTTGAGAGTTCTGGCGGGCGTGGTCCAGATTTATAAAAGATTGTCGCTTGGTTCTCTTCGAAGGTTAGGAGTCTGCAACCTCTAGTAGCTTTGCTTGGGCCATTTCTTGTAGGCCAGGGAATGGTGTTGACCATATTTATGAATTCACTCAGGAAGGTGTTTTCAATAATATATTTATCAAAGTCTACAAACACTCCTGTAGTTAAGTAAACACTGCAAGATTTTTTATTGATTTCGATCACGATACTACCTGTATCGATGTAAGAGGTTCGATTTGTAAATTTCTTAAAGTTATTTTTCTTAGGTGCGTAAATGTAATCATTAGTTCCGCTAAATAGCGCTGATTTAATTAGCATCTTTTGGTACGTTGAGGGAGTTTGGTTTGCGATCAAGTCATTGAAGTTTTCAACTGCAAAGCTCTTTGTATGCTTTTCTTCTTTGACATGGTTGTAGAAAGCTACAGCTTTGTTGTAAGCGTTATCTACCTCTTCATTAACGAAGTTTAATATACTGTTGTAAACATATTTCCAGTCCTTATTAGTTACAACTAGTGCGCCTTTAATGGAGGGCATTTTCTATTCTCCTTTTTGTTTTATCATATAGGGTTTTAAGCTTTTTAGCTCTTGCAATTATCTTTTTTGCATAAGGCTTATGCTTGCATTTATATCCACTAGCATAGCATTGTAAGCTGATGTAGTAGGAGTTGTTATTTTTAAGCAACCAATTTTTAAGCAAGTTAGCACCAGTTTGTATCGATAGTTGCTCGTTATCCATCAACTGCTTGCATGTAGGCGAAACATATTTCGCCATTACTTGTGTTAATCCGCAAGCTCCAGCGGAGGATTTAGATTTGGGCACAAACCTGCTTTCATGGTAGATAAGGCTTGCTAGTATGAACGGGTCTATCTCTTCTTCTTGTGAAGCTGTAAGTATGTTTTGAGCATTGTCACACGCAAGGATTTTTGCGTCTTCGGACAACGCGAAATGGGGAGTTCCTGAGAGCATGGAGAAGACCATGCAAAGGTAAAACGGGTTCAGCATGTAGCTTAGCCTTTCGGTATGATTTTAGAAGAGCTGAAAGAATCGTCCAGCCCGTCATTAATTACGACCTGATCTCTATTGTCTTCCAGCTGTCCAATATAGCCAGAAGCCTTTGAGAAGAGCGCGCCATCCATAAACTGAATGTTTAAATCATGGTTACGCAAAAGTTCATTGAGTTCATTGAGGAAGGTAATTAAATTCTTTTTAGCTGCTTCGCTTAAGTTGTACGTAGTCACTTGTCTTCTTTTTCTATGTTGTTGTTGGTTAAGTTATTTGAGATTTGGACATAGCGATCCAAAGCTGCTTGGCCCAGAATATAGCCTACTTGAATAAAACCGCTTACAATTATTAAGCTAAGCATTATTCCAAATACATATGTGTCAATTTTAGATTGGTGCTTATACATGAAGTACATCAAGATGAACTTCCAGCCAAGATCAGCGATTAGGTAAGCTAAGAATTTTTTAGATTTAAGAGGCAGCTTATCGTTCATTGGTTACTTCCTTTTTTATCAAACGTACAAATACTCGATACAGATGCAGATTTGGTTAAAAAAATCATAATAGCAATACATGTTGTCTCCGATTAGACTAAGTACACATTTAGCTCTTCAATAAATAGAGCATCTTCTAAATCTGTGAGCATTTGGTTTATAAAACTTATACCTTTTTTAGTTGCAGGTACAATATAATTGTACTGAATGTTACTATGTAAGATTGGGTCTTGTAAAACTTTATAAGAATGCAAGTTAAAGTTTAATTGAGTTATTTGCTCTTTTATTAGCTCAATAGGTAGCGGTTGTAGCTTTTTCTTATTAATATGTTTGATTATTTCTAAGCACCACATTAGTTTTGCTCCTGAATTTTAAAATATTCTGTCAAAGGGGGGTAGGTGTCATACAGGTAATCAAATGCGTTTTGAGCTATCTTAAACCCGTGATCACCTTTGATTGCCTCAATGAAATAATTTAATTCGAGGTACTGCGTTTTGGAATCCCAAATTAAGAATGAATCATCAAACTCATTCTTCTCCCAATCTATAAGATAGTTTGTTATTAAATGCTTCATCTCTTCAGGTTTAAGTCTAAAGTGGACTTTTCCGTGATCGTGAACCAGCCAGTTTAAAAACTCCTTGGTGGTTTTGTTATCTCCTATGGATTCTAGATCTTTTATTATTGCTTTATGCTTTTTTTTTGAAAGATATTTATTAAAAAACTTACTGAACATAGTCTTCCTCAAAGCTGCCATTCAGGCTTTCTAAAAAGATGGGAGTATTAGGGCCCATGTATGCCCCGATTATATTATACTCGAAATATTCAGTAGCCATTTCGAAAGTCAATTCTTCGAATCGATTGTTCTTTTTCGGATCTTGCCCAGCAAGTAGCTCCGAAGCTAGATGGTTTATGATTTTCGTTTTTGAATAAATCAAACAGTTTTCATCTAGATTAAAGCCTGTGGCTTCTCCAATAATAAAAGCGTCAAAAGTTTCTCTAGGTTCAAGATAGACCATATTTATTTTTCCTTTTTTTCCCATTTGTTTAGGGGACATTCAGTCGATCTTAGTGCAGCTTTTAATATAAGGAAGCATCCGCATTTTAAACAACGATTATACTTCTCTTGATAGAAGGGGCATTCTAAGCAAACCGTTAGTCGATTTTTATATCTAGCCTTACTGATCAGTTGATTCTTGTTCATTTTTCTTTTTCATTCGATAACGTCGACTAGACTCTTTGCTTTTGCATTGCTTGCTGCAGTACTTGGCTCTTTCAATATCGCTAGCCAGGTTATCGCAACCTTCATGAGCGCATTTAGAACTAGCGGGCAGCTCCCTTATACCTGGGCAGTTGTAGCGCCAGCATTTTGTTGCTGTCGCTACATGCTTTGTGCTAGTCAGCCCCTTTGGACAGGCCCACATCAGCTTATTTGTTTCTTTGTCCGTATAGTGTATAACGAGACATTTAGGCATTAGTTAGTCATCCATATCTGGACCAGCATCTTGATCTGGTTCGATTTCCATTGTGTCAAAGTCATAATATTGCATTGGGAGTCCTGCGTCAGAAGTTCCAGCGCCTGCAGTGGGCGAACTATCTGTGCCTGCCACTGAAGAGTCTTTGTTGTCGCTTGATTCATCGTCGCAAGCAAGAAATGAAATAGCGAGACAGATAATTAATAGTTTTTTAAACATGAGAAGTGTCCTTTGTAAGAGTTAGGTTTTTTATAAAACTAGGAGAAGTATTTTAAGATTTTTTCAAATCTTTGTTTCTATCCACCGGCAACCATGCCTCGATATGAGGATTTAAGATTACTTCATTTTCATTCTTAGTTGTTATTGGTGGGGTTTCGTGAAAAACAGAAAGTTTATTTATTACTGCGTTTTGAAGCTCAAAGATCTGGTCAGTTTTCAATTGCAATTGTATTTGGCAGTCACGAAGTCTTCCAATTAGCGCAGCTCTATCAGCATCTGACGCTGATAGTTTATCTTTTAGCTCTTCAACTTCACTAGGGTCTCTGCCTGAGGCGATAGCCATCATGCTTGATATAGAGCCAGTGATCATGCCTAGTATTCCAACTAGAACGTCCCTGTTTTCATCTACGATTTTAACATATGTTAAAAATAGTATTAATCCTACTACAATAATCATAAATACAACACTAAACCACCAACCGCGCTTAGCCTTGTCAGAGAGTATGTCTTGTTTGAATTTTTTTATAGTCATGGGATTAGTCCCTGTATAAAATCGAAGAATGATTGAAGATACTCAAATGGTCTGAGGATGAAGAAATCTATATTTAGAGAATTTTTCTTTTGAGCTGAAGATAGTAGTGGCCACAATAGATACATTAAATATAATGAAATTATCAATCCCAGTCGCCAAAAAAGCCACATAAAAACTTCTTTAGATTGTTTGTGCTTGAGAGAGGTGCGAATTCGTTTTGGGCCAGCGATCTTCTTTGCTTTGTCATTGCTGCGGGGAGGCTGCAACTCGGCCTCATTGCTTCCTACAACCCATAGCTGCTCTGGATTTGCAACGCCTTTAAATTTGTACAGGCCAGCGCAAACAACGAGATAGGTACTGGGTATGTATTGATGTTTTGTTAGCCGTCCCTTATACGCAAGGTAAGCCTTGTGTGTGAGGATGATTTGTTTTGAATTGCAAAGACTCATTGCTCTAGCAGCAACATTCTTTCCGATTCCATCTAATGATATTCTTTTATGATTAGCAGCAATTAAGGCTTCTGGGGTTTTGATAATAAACATCTCGTCCCAATGAATTCCGATTCGACTTTTGAAGGGAAATTTATGTTGAATCAATTTCTTTTTATAGTGAATCGAAAATGCAACTGCGTCTTGCACTGTATTGAAATACATTAAAAACCCATCTGAAGAGTCAGAAAGTACTCCGTTAAATCTTGTGATTAAACTTATGCATAGTTTATCGTGTGCCTTAAACCACTTAGTGGAGTTTAAATTGCCGTTTCTTTGAATGAACTTAGTGCTACCGATAATGTCTGTAAGCACTATAGCTATGGTTTTTCTCTCCATGTCGTCTTGTAGTAAGCTAAGCATAATTCACTCCCTCTTCAATAAGAGTGTAGTGTTAAAAGATTTTAAAATCTACTTAGCGCTTCTCCTTGTATTAATTTTGTTGAAGCCATATTGCCTCCCAAGCAGCGGCTCATTCAGGAACGGAAATTCTTTTTAACTGCTTGATATGCCTTATTAATTCTGACGTCAAGCTTATTCTCTATTAAGTAAATCGGGAGTAACAAAAAAATACATGCAGTTGTAAGGCAAATCAAAACTATCAAGTATTTGATCTTAAACGCATTGTTGTCATCCTTTTTCCATTTGAAAAATAGTGTAATTGCCGTTCCGAAGGAAATTACTGCTGAAGTCATCAGCCAGGTCAGGAAGAGGATATATAACATAAGTTAAAAAACCAAAATCATAGGTATTATTACCGTAAAATATTAAGACGAGTAGTCTGGGGGTTTGTATTTTTATTGTTTTCTTTGATTTGAATGGCTTTTTTCAAAGCCCTTGGGTAGTTAACTGCTTTTATATGAATGTGTTCATCATTGTAATGGTCTTCAAGTTCATACCAGGGGGTATAGGGGTTCCCTTGATCAGGGTTTGCATCGCTTGGGCGATGCTTAAATTTATTCTTGTCTGCTAGGCGTAAATTGTCGTCTTCATCGAGTTCAAAATACCACCATTCTTGTTTTAAATTTTCCATAGATCTAAACATGTTTCTGCCAGAATATCTCCGTGGCATGGCTTTGGTTTACAAAAGCATCCCAAAGTTTTCCCTTTTAGTGCTTTTACATTTGCCTTAAATTCGGCGTCTTCTTTTATTCTTTCATTCAGGTAGTCTCTGTAGCAGTCTAATGTTGTACCAGATTCATTATGAATCATACCGCAATAAAGACAGCGCTTACCTCTGAGTATTGGATTCCCAAAGTAACCGCTCTTACCTTTTCCTGCACGCCCTATGTATACGTCATAGGGCTCTTTGTATAGGTTTACTACTTTGCACATTTTTGTGTCCTTCAATTTGTGTCTTCGAGGGGGGTGCTATATCTATTAATGAGAACAATGATTCTTGTTGACGTGACATCTTGTTCTATTTTTATGTCTTTGTGGCGCGTTAAGGTTTGGATGCGCAGAGGTTTAGTCGAGGTCATGATTAGTTATTAATCACAAAGTTCATGGCGACCCTCCTCTCACTCTTGACAGGCTTCCCGTTGAGCATCGCAGGCGCGTACCGCCATAGTTTAACTGTCTTTAACCCGACTTGATCGAGACCGTAACCAAGTGGTCTGGTAATTTTAGCGGCATATACTCTCCCCTTTGTATCTATTGATATCATGAGAGAGAGGTGCCCCTCTATATCTAAGGCGAGGGCCTTTACAGTATACATAGGCGTAACTTTACGTTTAAGTTTCGGTGGGATATATGCCCCCTCTGGGACCTCTTCACGAGTCTTTTTCTCTCTCCCTCTCTTTTTTTTCCATTCAAGCTTTTTAAGAGACAAGCCCTGAATCAGGGGCGGGAGGCGTCTTTTCTTCTTTTTTTTCAGCATGAGTTTGACTCGGTTACGCTTCTTTTCCTCTAGTCTTAGTCTCTCCTTCGCCTCCTTTTGCAATATTTTTCTCTTTCTCTCTTCTTTCTCTCGTCTCGAACTTCTTATTAAAGCGAGCCTACCTTCTAAATCTCTCTCTGCTTCCTTGTCTGTCTGCAAGAGAGAAGACCTCCTATTTTGTAGTTCAGATAACACGCCCTTAAAGTTGGTAGCGGATATCAACTTGGCTATCTCTAGGACTCCTGTCCTAGTGTCATGCAGCTTAATGGTGAGTTGGTATAGTTTTTTTGACTTAACAACCCAACCAGAGATGACTTTGTTTGCACCTACTAGCCTACCTGTTTCAATTTCACACTCGCCTATACACTCCTCTAGGTTTTGGTCTGGTGGTAAAAGTGTCAGTATATTTTCTTTTGTGATAAGATCGTATGTCTTGATCTCGCTGATAATAACAATGACTCTCTCAGTAAGTATCAGAAGATCTTCATTAGATACGAACTCTGAGTTCGTTTGAAAGTTAGAGACTAAAAGTCTATTTTTTGCAAAAGATAAAGAACATATAAGGTTTACTATCATTAGACCAAGAACTAAACACTTCATTCCTTTTCCTTATGGCTCATATTTTTGGAGGTTCGACTTATATGGTTGAGTCTTCTTCTTCAATGGATTTATGTGAAAATGACATTTTAATTCCTGCTGATCTTTTTGTCTGCATGTAGCATTCGAACTGATCGGCCAATAAGCTGTATAACGATTCAGCAATCCAATTTGGATTCTCTTCATCTTCATATACATATATTTCGACTTTGTCTCCATCGCCAGCAGCTACAAGCCAGCCGTTTCGAACGCGGCGGATTAATAGATCTCCATGTTCGTAGTCAGGAGTCATCTTTCAGAATGCGCTTTATCAAAATCAATTTCATGCTCATGATCTAAGGTGTGGGATGGTTCGGGGATTGTAAAGTCATGCAACTTATTCCCCAACGAAGACAGCCCAACGAGATGAAGCATCTCCATGATAGGATGTGCGAACAAGTTATGGACTGACCATTTAAAATGGCCTAATCGGTCAAAAAAGTTTCTTTTCATTTGTCTTCCTTTTGCACATAGAAGTAGTAAGCTAATAGAATTAGTAAAGTTAAAGATACTACTGATTCTATGTTGCCTATTGGGAGGGGGAAAATATTCATAGCGATAATCTTTTGTTAGGGGTCTTTTAAAGTTTTAGCTTAAAAATAAGCAATATTGTTTATGATTCTTTGTTTTTGTTCAGGAGGAACTTCGGTTAATAGTTCTTTCATAAGCTTTTCAGAAATTGGCTTTGCATTAAAATAATACAAGGCTAGAGATAGTTCATCTTTTAGCCTCCAGTCATAAACATCTTTCTGACAGAACAGCCAGCTGCCAGATAGTTGCTCCTCTTGGAGTTTCATTGACGGTAGCGCAGACCAGCCCCAGAATACTGCACTCGAGTGGTCCTCTATCGCTCTGTAATGCTTTACAAGAGGGTAGGCCACTTCTGCATAGCGTCGTGGATTTGCCTTAGCTGCATCTAGAAAGTATCCTTCTGCTTTTTTAACATCGTTTTTTACATGAAGTGTCAACAGCCCTAATTGGTAGTAGGAATAGAACACTTCTTCGGTCCAGCCTCCTGCTTCAGCTCGTTTTAAATAATTTTCAATTGCCTTGTCAGGCTCATTTGCATCCCTATAGCTTTGAGCAAGATAAAAAATCGATCTTGTGTCGCTTGGATTTCGCATTAATTCCGCTTCAAGCAATTTTGCGTCTTTTAAATACTTCTCTCTTACTGTAACGTTTTGCGATCTACAGCCCTCGAACAAATGACTATGTATGTAGGCGGTTTCTTTAGGGACATTTTCCGAAGAGGCACCTGGGGGACAAGTTAAGAATTCATGGACAACGCCACTCCAGACCCACCCTTGCTCGTTGGAGTTTGAAATTCTAACTAATGCAGGGATTTGAATTTCTATTGATGACAATTCTTTTATAAGGCTATACTTGTCTAAATTTAGATTTTTAAAGAATTCAAAATTTTTAACGATAAGTTCTTCATCTGCATCTATGATTAAAGCATAGTCTGCAGTGCCTGTAGCTAAGTCTAATGCTATTTGTCGATTGACACCAAAATTGACCCAAGGCCGTTCATAAAGTTGGCCAGGCACACCCAGTTCATCCATATAATTGGTGATATATTCTTGCGTACCGTCCGTACTTCCAGTATCAACGATTACGTAAGTATCAATAATGTTTTTTAATGATTCAAATAACCTCGGTAAGGTTTTTGTTTCATTTTTCACTATCATGTTTAAGCATATAGTAGATTTTATTTTAAGCATTAGCAGGCCTTAATTCAGCATCCTAACTCATTTTCTATAAATAGGTCAGGGACTATTTTCAGCAGAAGTAGATAAGCGGAGAACCAATTATCGCTATTTTGTACTCTTAAGATTTTAAAAAATTCCGTAACTTTAGGTCGAGGAGTAACGGAGGGCAATTTCGAAATATCATTGTATTGTTTCTTCTTGAAGGTTTCTTTAATATAAGCAATATCTTCTTCAGATAGACCGTAATTATTTGGAGTGGCATAACTACTGCTACTACTGTGGATTTTTAACTCTTCAACGCTGAGTGTAGGCGAAAAGAAAACGATTGAAAATATTAATAATATTCTCTTAATTTTCATTTTAGTCCTCTTCAAAGACATCGTGCATCGTTGGTTTCGTTAAAAAACTCTCTCGTTGATTTGGAGACATTTCGGAAAATAGATCTTGAAGCATTATAGATTCGTTACAATACCTGTTTATCTTATTGCATAGTGTCTTGTGGTCTATCTCACTTAGCGGAAATGACCAAGCGCCGAGAAAGGCGCTTTTAACATGAACAGTGCTGGTTGATGATGATGTTTTTTCAACTTGATAAGTTTTTTTCATGAATGGATTTGGAGGGTTAAAATTATAGATTTTCATCTTTTATATGCTTTCTTAATTAATTTAACATAATGATCGGTATACTTTGATTTCTTACATTGCAACTGATCTATCATAGTAGTCTTTTCTATCATGCTATAATCATATGCATTCATGGGGCTTAGGCTTAGCTTCGTGACCTTATTGTAGCAGTCGTAATAATCTTTTTTCTGGTTGTGGTAGCTTTCATTCTTTTTATAGAGCATGAAAGTGATTGAAGTGAGGAAGACTACCAGGATGATTGCTTCTGTTTTTGTCATTTATAACCTTTCTTTTTTTTACACAAGCAAAAGCGACACTACATTGTGCTGAGCCTGTATTCTTTGTACTTAGCTTGCAATTCAATTATCGCGGGCACTAAAACGTTATCTAGATCTTTGATAATTTCAGCAGGGCTAATTTTAAATACTTTAGTAGAGGTCTTTGTTGTGGGTTTGAGTTTGATTTTATCAAATCTTGTAATTAAAGTTTTCATTCTTTTTTCTGTTAAAGCTAATACTATTCCAATTTCCAATACTAACCCTCCGTAGCGCACATTCCCTCCAGGGATGAGAAAGAAGTCGCCGGGGCTAATTGTTCTTTCCAGCATATCTTTCATAGATTAAGCCTCTTTTAGTTTTATTATTTTGTGAATGTGTGTGTGAGGCTCTTTTGGGAAGAGATATGCCTCATTGTATAATAGTTCAGCTTCGTCAGCAGAGGTGGCTTCGAAATAAAAAACCTCGTCTGCTTCTGATATTACTTTGTAGGTATCTTGAACTGAATTGATTTGAATTTCAGGGCACTTCTTTGACATGATATTTTCTTCTTACCTATAGGTTGGAGTATGCTTCATCTCCGCTGGAGTGAATTACCTTTCTAAAAGAAAGCGAATAGTGTGGTTCCACTAGTAGGTTGCCCTTAGGGATGGCAATCAGCCATTTGTTTTGTTGCTTGGGATTTATTAAGAATAAATCGTTATCTTTAAGTTCCAGTCGTTCTGTCTCGTCTGTGTACTTGCTTGTAATTTCGAGCGGGATTGAACTCCCAACACCCAAGATTGGAGTCACAGGAGACTCTCCGAGGTAAAAGTCATTGTTTTGGCTTGGTGCAGATGAGTGATTTAGTGAGCTGTACTTTGAATACAGTACATAATTGAACTCTATCTTGAATAAAGACTGCATGTGTCCTAGTAGTGGAAGTATCCACTCTGGGTGCGGATTTATTATGGTTTCAAAACCGCCACTTACCCATGTGGAGCTTGTAGTACTTTTTTCTCGCCATTGAATATGATGAAGTTTAGAATTTAAATATTTAATTTCATCTTTTAATAAGAAATTTTGTTGTTGTTTATATTTTTGCTTCATTAGGATCTTTATCCAAGAGCCTGTTGTCGAACTCTTTTTTTGGTTTTAGAGGTTCATTGTTTTCGAGGATCTCGGCTATCTTTTTCAGTGTCTCTAATAGCTCGGGGACATCATGTGAAAAGAATTTTTGACCCATTCTAGTGTTATGAAAATCCATGTTACGACAACTTAATGTTTGCTAGGAGAGCTTTTTGTTTTTTTAGTTTGATCACTTGATTCTCCATCGTACGGATAGAGTCATTCAGTTTTGCTACTTTTGTGCTCTTAGCGGTAAGAAGCATATCAAGATCTTCCTTATCTAAGGAGTAACTTTGTTTAGTTTCTGCGTAGCTTAAAAATGCATCTGCTAACCGATAAATGATTGGCGATCCGGCCCTGTTGAGAAAGACCTCTTCAGTATCTATAATTAGCCCTGCGTGCAGTGCTTGATTAAAATAATAGGAAGAAGTATCTGTCGTTCGCATGAACTCTCGTCTTGTGAATTCTTTTTTTTGAGTTTCAATAAGTCGACTCTTCATTTTTGATATGCGGTGTAAGTTTTTTTTATGATTAATAGTCAATTTAGCATCCTTTTCAGCAGAATTTTACTTTAATATTGCTTATTGTTGTTTTTTGTTTCTCTAGCTTAATTACTTTTAGTTGTAAGCGCTCTATCTCTTTGTAAGTGGCACCGATGCTTTGGCTCTTCCATTCCAGAAGCTTCTCAATGTCTTCGTGTGCCAAGAATGATGGTAATTCACTTGATGAGAGTGGGCTGCTTGACGATGTCAAAGCATCTAAGTTTAAAATGGGTGCTGCTGGTGTTGCGAGCGCATAGTTGCCTCTTCTGACTTTATATATTTTGTCTTTTTTTAGCAGCATGGTTAAGTGTCCTGTAAGCGCTTTTTTTGATAACTGCTTACTGTTACCTTGTGCAAGATATACTCCTTCTGTAGTAAAGTGGGCAGTGTCGATTTTGTTAATTAAGTTTAAGGTGTATCTTTGTTTTGCTGTTAGCATTATATTAATCCTCTAGTAAGTTTGAAAGTAGCCAAGTGAAAGTTACGGTACTAAATAGTACTAGCACTTGTGTTGTCCATGGCTCGTTATTGAAGTGGAGGTATGTAAAGGGTAGTCCGACCCAGAATGACGTGCAGACGATACATTCAAGTAAGTCGTGTAATGTTTTGCTTCTTCCAGTGAAGAAGCGCTTTATTGGTTGTAGCGGCTTTGCGTATATCATTGACCAAGAGATTCCATATATACCAAAATAGAATATGAAGGCGTCTAAGAATTTCATCACTTAGGGCTCTTCAATATTTTGTAGCGCTAGCATTGCGTAGCCAGCGATATCTTTCCACGGGTCTTCTTCCATGGAGTCTTTTCCGGTTTCTGGAAGGTTGGCGATTCTAAAGATCTTATCCATCATCCTAACTATTGTAAGTACGTTATCGTATTGATGCGGCTGTATTCCGTTGGGATAAATTATGTTGAAAATTTGAGACATATTTCCGAAGGCATTCCCATAGGCGGATTGCTTTTCGTTTAGCAGAATCCCTATTTGCTCGCCTAAGGCTTCGTAGTCGGGGTTCATGTCTTTCATGAATTCAAATCTTTGTTGTGACATGTTTATTGTTTTCCAATCTTATTGTTTAGTATCACGATGCATTCGATCCTTGTGTTGGGACCAGTTTCGTAGTTAATTTTTTTTGCTTCTTTTTTTGCTTCTTCATAAGTGGGGTAGGTTACTGTTCCGGGATAAACGGTGTCCTTTAAGTAGAAGTTGTCAGTTAGTTTTTCGTCTGTGTACTCTTGCAGGAGTAGCATGTAGTACTTTTGCATTTGGTTCCCTCAGTAGTAAAAGCACCATCCAAGTTCGGTTCTCTTGAACTCCTTATAGATTAGGCCTTTTTTTTCTAGCCCTATTACTGTTTTATGCCAGTGTTGTAGGGTTTTACATTTTATAGTTTTAGTTTTGAATATAAGGTTATACAATTCTAGGTCTCGTCACATATTTAAGGTTTTTTTAAAGTGCTTTGCACTTAGTGGAGACAGCTATAGACGCCCCCTGGCGGGGGCTATTTCCCCCTGGCGGGGGAAGGTGCGTCTGGTCGCTCAAAGTGGTGGTCACACCAACTGGCGGATTAGGCTTTTAAGCCCAAGCAACCAATCGGTTTACCTGACTCGTCTCGCACCAACTCGCCTGGAGAGAAGACGTCTCCGCGATGAGACAGTGCGGCATTAGTTTGGCCGCTGACCACAAAGATTGAGTTGATTGCTGGGTCGGGCAATCCAGTAATCTCTCCATATACGCAATCGAAGACGTCAATATCTCCGATTGATGCAATAGCAGTGTACGTGGTTGCAACTCGTGCAACCGATCCAGAAGGAGGTACTTCTACTACTGTTCCGTTGCTTGTGTGGATGTTCAGATTGTGGGGAGTGAGATTGATGATTGACATTTGAGTTTGTCCTTTCGACATTAGTTACCTGTTGAGAAGATTTCGATGTGCGTCAACTGAAGCACATTCAAGTTGTATTTGCTTTTTGATAAGCGCAACTTTTTGTTCATCTGTGAGCTTGTAGGACCAACCTACAATAGACTCTGGGTCGCAGTTGAGACGGTTGCCGTGTAGGGCTTGCCATCTTCCTATGGCTGCATCAATATCCTTTTTCATACTGGCTGATCCTTTCAGTTTCGCCATGCTCATAATCAATGCCGATGAGAATCAGCTTGTTGTAATCTTGAGGATCTGAAAACAAGGAGTACTCCCATACCCATTGATGGTCTTGGTTGGTTTCAATTAACTCTTTTGCTCTTTCTGCAAAGCCAGAGTAATTTTCAAGGAAGTAGTCAATGGTTGACTTGTCTGCTTTTGTTGTTGCTGGCATTTCGCCTCCTTTAGGCTATGATCAGTCGCACGATTTTTATTAATGCGAATACACTCACCCAACCCATGAATATGGTTAAGTGAAACGATAGTTCTTCTTTGAATGCTCTAGCCAATACTATTGCTAGCACTAGTATGAGCACTGTAAATATTAGTTGAAACATTCTTCAGCGATCTCGATGATTCGAGTCGTATAAACCGCGTTGAATAGTTTCAACTTTTTCTCGTCGATTTGAGAGGATGCGTAGAATGCTTTGATTAGGTTTTCAATATCTGATTTAGATAAATACTCGCTCATCATTTTCTTCCAGACTTCCTTTCCTGAAGACAAGAAACTTTCTAATTCTTCGTTAGAGTCTTCTTGTCCCGCCAAATTTAAGATGCTGGGCATCATAACACTCATTGAGCGTTCCCACATTTGGTCTATGATTAGTAATTCGGTTGGAGTCATTTCGACACCTCTTTCTGTTTTTTGGTTTCGTTGCCTTATGACAACACATCAGTACCTTGAGCATTATGCTTCAGGTAGACCACTAGTTCTTTAAGGTGAACTTTGCGAATTTCCTTTGTTTTAGATTTCTGGACATTGGTGGACGTTCCACCATTCTGAGCCATCATATTCCCCTCTAGAGAGCCATAGCTCCTTTGAGATTACAATGTGCCCATGCAATTCTTGGGAACCGTATCCCGAGTCGTAACTTCTATCGAGATACTCTAGGAGTTCTTGGGTATCTGATGTGGTTAAAAAGTTAACCTCCCAGTTTGCTGAAAAGCCAACTTTTGCTTTGGTTATGCTTGCGACAGGTATCTTGAACTTTTTTAATGTGTTAAGTAGTTCTTCTTTTGCATTTTCAGTCATTCTGGTGCCTTAGTCAAAGGTTACGAAGCCGGATTCTCTTGATGTTTCATCAGAGAACATTTTGAAATAATGGGTCTCGTTTTCGATTATGTGTTCAATGATCTCATTATTGAGTTGTTTGCATGCGGGTCTGTGGAGCGAAATGAAGTAGCGCTTCGCTTTTGTGTGGGTTTTCAGTATGCAATTCGCCCTCTAAAAGGCTCATTTCTAAATCGATGTTTCTCATTAGGTGGTTAAGAACCACCTTGATAGCCTGTATCTTGGAGTTTCTAAACATTGTTGCTTCCTTTTAGATCCAACCAGCTATCATCACTTTCGTGAATGTGACAATGGTGGGTAGTTTTGGCCATTTTGAGGATGTCTCCAGATGGCAGCACCCAGCTATCTGGGTCAATAGGAGAGTTGATTGGTCTTATAGACGTTAGGTGCCCTTTGAGACCTCTAATTGCCAATAGACATCCTTGAGTTTTTATTGCGGGGACAACTAGTTTGTCCCAGTATTCTTGGAGATTGATAAAACTTCCATGGAATTCCCACAACCACCATTTGTAACCGTATTCTTCGCATACTATAATCGTTTGCTTAGAGGAAGTGGATTGTTGTGACGCTGTCATTTCGATTGTCATTTTGGTTCATCCATTCTTTGTTTTGCGTGGCCCATTTTCGAGCTTTTGACTCAATTATGGTCTTGATTGTTGCGTTGGCAACAATGTGCCAATGAGTATTATCGTACAGGCTCTTTGGCTTATCATTTGTGATGAATGTCGCCTTGACTAGCTTTTCTTGAGCCAGTGCAACAAGCTCTTTCTTAAGATTAATGGGAAGCCAGTCTAAAAAGAAAAATGGATCTTCAGTGTTTAACTCAATCTCCATAATCTCTTCGATTTCTCTTCGGATTATCAGCCCGAAGGTTCCTCCGATGTTTGCGAGTATGTAATAGAGTACAATTGCCTCGCAATTGTTATCGAAGGCTTTTGATATCGCTTTTTTTGCTATCTTTTTAGGGTCCATTTCGGATCTCCTTTCTTCATAGAGTTAATTTTGTTGGTGGTGGGATAACTCCCATAGAGTATAGGAAGATTGCGCTTATTGAGTATGGTGCTAGGAAGATTTCTCTTAGCGTTTCGTTTTCTATGCGCTCACTTGCTTTAAAGGTTTTGTCATAATAAGATGCTGCTGTAGCAAAATTACAACAAGCTATTAACCAAGCGATAATCTGCCATTCTTCTGGTCCATAAATGAACATTAGGAAGAATAAGTATGGGGCGATTGCCAACAGTAGCCACTTCTTCATGATAGTTGCCTTTATCTTTGAGACATTTGATCCATCATTAGCTGAAACTCGTCATAGTTTTGTGGTTCAACTATGATCGTCTTGCTAGTGAATGAAACTTCAAGTAACGTCATGGTTTCAAGGTCTGAGTCTATTTGGACGCAGAAGTTTTTCATTTGGATTGCTTGAACTAGCGCCATGTTAATAGTTATCACAGAGCCTTTGGTTTCTAAGAATCCGTTTTTCTTACTTCTCTCGAAGAGTCTAAATGTATGGTACATGGTTATCCAAACGTGTAGAAGGATTTATCGGGGAAGAGTACAGCCATTTTATGCACTCCATTTCCTCCGTCTCTGAGAAGGCCAACAAGATAGTCCTTTTCAGGCCACCATTTGTCTTCAATCTTCACTTCTCCTTGTCTGCTGATGCTTCCGATGAATCCCATCATGGACTGAAGCTGCTCTGGGGACTTGTACCCCAGGCTTCTGTTAAGTTTTTCTCGTATTGCTTCCTTGTCCATTTCGGACCTCCTTTAAGTTGTTGTTAGGTTTGAGATTTGAGCTTGGAGCCACTCTTGGAATGGCCCCTCAATTGGACCCTCCTGAATCATGTGCTGAACTTTTTCACCACTTTCTTTCGAGAGGGTGAGGCTGTTTGGAAGCCCTCTAATTAGCCCTTCAACCCAGTTTTCACGCAGATTGATGGATTTTGTTAGGAATTCAAGGACGCACAAGTGCTCGTCCGCTTGGAGCATGAGCATTAACTTTTGTGATTCAGTTAGCCCGTCGAGCTTCAGTCTACGAAATGGCTTGAACCAATCACATTCGACCAGACTCTCTTCTTGAATCCATGGATTAGCCTGAATGAGCGCTTCGGCTTCAGACACGTCCAGTCCGCGTCTTTTGGCCTGAGTGAAGCAGGTTAAAAAATAGGTACACGTACCCGTGTTTGTGGGGTATCTATTGATTTTGATTGTTTCTTTTAGAGATTTAGTCTCTCTGTCGAGACTTTCTCGTAGTTCTGTTTCCCATTTCTTTGTCATCTTTTTGCCTTTATTTGGATTTTGCGGTAATAGAAACATGAGAAGCAGTATGCTACTACTTCATAATCATCTGAGTTCTATGTCTTTTAGGTGAATGGGCCCACCAGGATTTGAACCTGGGACCTGCCGATTATGAGTCGGGAGCTCTAACCACTGAGCTATAGGCCCTTACATGTTTAAAAAGGTGCATTATCCGTAAACACCAACCACTCTTTTTTAAAGAAAGTTGAGATAATACACCTATTTAAAGAAATAAAGAATAGACCCTCTGGGATTCGAACCCAGAGCCAACGGATTAAAAGTCCGCTGCTCTACCGTTGAGCTAAGAGTCTTTGCGGCGGAAGACAGGATTCGAACCTGCATGCCTTCAACTTGTATTACCCCTACGCTAGAAAGCACGTACGTTTGGTCTTTCAGTGGCGACCGCAAGGATTTCTAGCCCTTTTGATCACCACTTTTATCCCGGTATGGTTGACGCTCTACCTTTGAGCTACTTCCGCATATAAATCACCCCAAGTAACACTCTTGGCACAAAGAAGATTCTACTTTCTTCATGTTTATCCATTGTAGGCGTGGGTGTAGTTCTCTCTGCCTATTAGACATTATGAGAGTGACGCCTCGTTATTTATATACCGCTATGTTACCTTAGCGGTTTTAGGATTAATATGGCTCTGATAGGAGCCAAGCCAATTTAAGGAGGATGACTGAGTTGAATAGGCATAGAATTATTATAATCGCAGTCATGTGATTCCTTATTGTTCGAAGGTTTGATGTCTGTCAAACATCAAGAAGCTCAAAGTTATGTAGAATGTGAAGCTGAATTCAATCAGCCACATTGTTTACTGCGTCTTTGTCGTAGTCTCCAGCGCCGCTCCAGTTGAATGGCTTTCCATTCGTGTTGGTATGCAAGAGCTTTGCTGAGTGCTTTTCGGCTGTTTCTGTTGCTTCGGGCTCTTCTTCAGGAGAGTCCATAAATTCCGAGATCTCTTTGTCGAACTGCTTGAAGTTTCTCACGGTTCGAGGAAGGAAAGTCGAAGCGATTGCACTCTTTGGAGAATGCGTCTGCTTGACCATGTGGACCTTCTCTCCGAGGTCGATGAGGTCCTTCCATACATTCTCTGCATAGAAGGTTGTGACTCGAGTCCATAACTCAGGGATCTTATCTCTTTGCAGATAGATTTCCTCTAGCCCTGTTGCGATGTTGTTGATTATGTTCATCTTTTTACTTCCTTTCGAAGTTTTGTGATTGCTATTTTTGTACAGATTATTTCTGCATGGTAGAGTGCGCCTGCGAGTGCCTCTTGATTCCCGGCTAGCACTTGATAGCAGGTCAGTTGCTTACTTAATGGTAATTCGTCGCACTCTTTGGCGAGTGAGATGATTTGCTTGTGAATGCTTTCAACATGTGATACTTGTTTCTCACATGGTGTGTCTGCGAATGCTGGGTTTGCCAACATTGTGATGATAATTGTAAGTAGTGTTTTCATCGAAAACCTTTCATAGAAATATTGCGAAACAGATAATTGTGATGATAATCCGAGTAAATAGAGCTTCTTCCATTTTAAGCCTCTACTTCCGTGCTTGTTGTCACTTCTTCATCTGTCCCGTTTTGGTTGCTTGTAGGTCGGCCAGCCTCTTTAATTTCTTTTCTTAATAGGTTACAGACCATTGTCCATGTAGAAACAATAGTATTGCTGGTCTCTTTTGAGATCACGCCTACGAATGTAAGAAATCCAAGTGGTATAACCACGATTAGTAAGAAGAGTTCCAACAGTTCAATTATTGGAAACCACTTAATGATGCTTGCTAGCATCCCGCCCACGAAAATTATCCTTGCCCATCCAGGCAAGGCATTAAAATCATCTTTAACTCTTTTAAGTATCATAATATTTTCCTTTGTTTGTTTAAGGAATGTTATTTTGCTCTTTTAGAGAAGATGTTTTGCCTGTTGTTGTTGTTTAACGGTCTCCGTATGGGTTCCCGTTATCATCTAAAACACCAGCGTCTGGGTCTTGGTTGGCTCTTTCCATCTGTCTAATCTTTGAGAGTCTCATGAACTCGTCTACATTTCGAGTTCCCAAGTAGACCAAGACCGACTGATAGCCATTGTTACTGAACCTAACGCAAGTCCAAATGTTTTTGTCATGTGCTAAAGAAACGATATGTTGCGCAGAGGCGAGGAATGTCTGCATTTGACAATCGCCTCCGCTCCCTGCGAACTCCTTCATTATGCCACTTTTTAGGCGGATGCACGAAACACCTTGCCACAACGAGTGGATATAGAAGAATTGTTTTTGCTCAGTTGAGAGCAGGTCGTACACTTGCTGGTGCACTTGTGGGATACTAGACATGTCGTCTCCTTTTGATTATTTGGTTGTCTATGATTGCTAGGTCTCGACACACTGCTTTCGCTAAGCCGAGACTTACAAGCAAGTCAAAGATATGTTGGTTTACTGTTCTAGTAGACATTTCGTCTCCTTGAATTGAGAATTTTATTTTCACAATCACTCCACAACGGAGTCATCAGGGGCATACGCCCTACCATGTCGCCTCACCACAAGAGACAGAAGTGTTTCAATAACTTCTTACAACTATGTTCCAGAAAGGATAACATAAACATAATTGTACTGGTTTCGACACTTTTAAGACTCTTCTTTTGAAAGAATCCCCTACTAGAGGGTTTGCAGCATAGTTAAATGCTGGTCTGATTGGAAAGTTAGTAGCCTGTAAATGCCTTGCCTGCTACATCGTCGGGGTCTCCACCCCACTCATCGTCGTCCCAGTGGGAGCTGTTTCCTTCCTGACGACTCCAGGGTGAGCAGTCAGGACAGAAGACTTCATCGTCGATCTCGTGGATTCCGCTACAGTCACCCGAAAACATATAGAGGTCTTCACAGATTTCTCCGTTTTTTACACAGCTATCACACGACATGGTTGACCTCCTCAGGGGTGAATGCCAAGGCGTTTGCACTCCAGTCTTCATGGCTGAAGTCAGGATCCATTGC